CCATCAGTATAACAATCGTAGCACCGCACGTATGCCCGTTTACTGTGTTGCCCGACTACATGCACACCTTCAATAACTTCGTGCGCAAAAGGACAAGCCTCAATTACAGAGACTGTAATTGCACCAGGCTGTTCAGTTAAAACACAAACGTGAACTGCTTTATCTTTTACTGCTATTACTGCAAGACATTGACGGCAAATACAACACTCAGACTCGTCTGGCACATCGGAGAAAACAGTTCTGCCTTTATGTGTAACGGCAATACTGGCGTACTTAATAGTAGCATTGTCAACCATTGTTGACGACCTACCTGCTGTTGTCGAGTCGAGATCTTCTTTAGCCATTTTACACACCACCCTTACACAACCAGACAGTGTGAACAGCTATGCCTATGGCTATACCAAGCCAAAACCACCCGCTCATCAACACCTTCATCTGTCATCTCCTGTGCAAAAAGAAACCTACCGTCTAGCCGTATTGCCACATCTCATGGCCATCTCACCGCCCCACAGGTACGGTTTTTCGAGCTTCGTCAACTAGACGGTAGGCAAAATACTAGTATGGAATTGGATCGTTGTCACCAGCACGTGATCCCTGCGGATCCCCACCGTGCGGATCCAAATTCTCATCAGCATTAGGATCGTCGTAGCCCTGCGTTTGCTGCTGAGGCGGCGCAGAGACACCTTGCCCGGTGAATGGATTCTGCACCAATCCGCGCACTCGACACTGCTCATTGATGTCTTTAGGCTTGAACGCCAACTCATAGTTCGGCAGCTTCAACTTCATCAGTGCTGCCGGCAGCGGTTCAGCGGGGAACTGTTCACTGAACTGGTAGCTTGTGCTTTTATCCCCGCCAGTGCGTGTGACAATAACGTCCACGTCGTGCAACTGACAACGACGTGGCGCCGCACAACCTTTGTTGCAAGTCACCAACTCTTCCGGCCGATTGCGCACTTTGCACGCTGGACACGTAATCGCAGGATCCCAGTTTTCCGGCGCTGGAATAGGAGGTGGCGTATACGTGAGAGGTTCACCACAATCTGGATTCGCGCACTGCCAACCAGCATTCTTTACAAATCCAATACCACAGAATCCACAACGCTTTGACACGCGCTCTGCACAAGCGACAACACCACCAGCATGAGTATCAGCAAAGCTGACGTACTTAACACCTTCGTCTTTAGCTTCCAACCCTTGCTGGCAATAAGCACAGTGATCACCTTCAACAGCAGGACAAAACAAATAGTCAGATTTATTCTTGTCTCGTGTTGACTGAAGTTTATGAAATTTACGTTGTGGCTGGAACGTAAATACATTTGTTGGCTTAAACGAAATTCGTTTATCACCACAACTCTTCAAATAACAGTCAACACAATCTTGTGCCGCCCAGGACTTTGCACAGGTACCATAAGCATCTTTACCATGCACACCGTGGCAATAGTGTTGATCGTAAATGAACGGTTCAATTTGCTTGTAGCGCAGCATGAACGCCTGTGTCCAGTCTTCTAGCGTGTCTTTTTCTGGAGGAACAAAGCCAAGCACATAAGCGTAGTGCTGTAGCCATTCAGGCGTAAGCGCCTTCACGCCTTCCGGCTTGAACTGCCAAGACGGCATAAAGAACAAACCGCGAAAACGTCCGCGAACAATGTCTCCAGCCTCAAGCTTGAGATAATTCGCATAACCGCTCTGTCGGCGCTCGCTGCTGGCCGCTGCCTGCTGCTTGTACGCCGAAATGCCACGCTGGCCGGGCATTACTAAACTGTCACTTTCTGGTAACCCATATTGCTGCTCCTATGTTTTACGGGCGTTTACGGCCCTTATTATTGGCTGCTTCTCAGCCATTCGATCGAGCTAACGCAATCAATATCAACAATCTGCTCTGAAGTCAAGTCCCCCAAGTCATGCGACGGGAAACGCAAACAAAGTATCTCACCAAATCCAAACTCACGCAGAGTCTTGATGCTTTTCTTGGTTGCAGAAACTCCAGGTGGATCATTGTCGAATCCAAGCACAACAGCTTCTGGCTCGTACATTGCCAACAGCGAAGCTTGATCGTGCGTAATAGACCCACCAAGTGTTGCTGTCATATTATGCATAGCTGTATACTCGATAGCTTTGCTAGGTATCTCTCTTGCGCGCTGCCTAGCCATCAGTGCATCTGGATTACCCTCTGACACTCCAATTACTCCTCCGCGCTTTACCAAATGAATCAAGTAGAGCGTTTTGTTTCGCTCGAAGTCGTGTAGATACTTCGGTACACCGTCTGACTCAACTGTTCGCCTTGTTAGGCCAAGCAATCGACCGTAAGGATCGCGAACTGGAAATGTAACACGCTTTGCGCCAAGAACTCGACCGCTGCCTTCTGGATGTTCGTAACCGTTTTCATCCCAGCCAATATCAAACTCGCGCAAGAATGGTTTGGTGAAACCACGGTTCAACATGTACACGGGGCATTTACTGTACAAACCTAATGCAGCCTCCTGCATGAACTTCGGTTCTTCTGATGCCCAACGCTTGTCGTAATCCGGTAATTTCCAACCGTCTATATCAATGTCGACAGAAGAGACGACAGGAATATTCTGCGCATACTCAACTGCATCAGCGTAAGGCATTCCAACGATCAAAGACAAGAATTGAACGAGATTGCCTTTACGGTCACAGTCAGGATTCCAGCACCTCCATAAACCGCTATCAGAGTTGATATTGAATGTAGGTCGTTCACCTTTATGCAAAGGACAAACACTGCTAAAGCCTTCTCCAGTCGGCTTAATCTTTTGCAGACTGGCTTGCACCATCATCTCGTATAGAGTATTCCTGTCCACTGTCTATTCACGCATTTCGTGATGGTCTACAACCACAGGAGTGCGTTTACTCATATACTGAATAATCTCATCCAAGTGAATTGGCCTGTACTCGTCTGTGATTTCCTTACAGTCAACACCTATATCAACTGATAGTCCGTGTGGTGGTAAAGACCCGTGAGAGTGGCCATAGAGCAATATACTACCGTGATGAGACTTATTCCATACTCTTTGTCCATAGTGAAACAAAACAATCATAGGCAAACCAGAAATCTTCAATTCGTTGTAATATCCTATGCTGGCAATCTTACCTTGTGTAAGTAAGTCATTTTTCTTCTCAATAATCATTTTATCGTGATTACCTAGAACTAACTCAATGCTGCCATTTAAAGTACCAAGGTAATCCTTAAATTTAGTGTAGTTCATAAAAGCCATATCACCGTTGTGATACACTTTATCACCAGGTTTAACCAACGCGTTCCAATTGTCGCGCATCTTTGCATTCATATCATCAGCATCTGCATAAGGACGATCTGAATATTTAATGACGTTTGTATGACCAAAATGTGTATCACTAGTAAACCAAATGTCGTTCATTTTACCTCTCAATCTCTACATCACCTTCCATATACGGCAATTCTAATTGTTTAATCATCTCCCAAACCTTACTGGAAGATAACTTTATTACAGGGGATTCAAATAATTCTTCAGCTAGTTGCACTACTAGCTCGTGTTGAATGCGCATAAAGTTACTCTGCAACAGGGGCATCGGTGTCTCCTTCTGTGCCATCACTCTCAACTTCTTCTTTAACAAGAGCCTGACTAAAATCATAAGCTGGCCTTGCCCAAATTTGTAACTGGCATGGTTTGCCATCACGAGCGCCGGCCATATTCATATATATTCTATTATCAGCCTCAATATAAGCCATCTTGATCAGAATATCGGCGTCCTGTGCCATCGTGTCACTGTAACCAACGTCGTCCATATTCTTACGCTTCATGCTCATTGTCTTAGCACCCTGTGAAGTACCGAGACATGGAACTTTATATGTGTTCAACAAGTGATACTTTAGACGACTAGTGAACTTGCCGATCTCTTCCCACTCTCGATTGCCGAAGAAATAAATACCGTCTACGCCAATCAAATCTGCCCCGTGGTCTTGCGCTTTTGAAATCATCTCATCTGCTGCATCTGCTCCGTATCCAGAAACTGTATCAATAACCATTGGCCCCATCTCTACAAACACTTCAAGAGCCTCAAGCCAACGACTCTCTTCTTGTGTTGTTAAAGCCCCATTCTGGTAACGATCATAATCAACCTGAGCTAGCATTGCTACATACCTACATCGCAACTCTTCTTCTCTCATCTCGCGAGTAAATAAAACAATCCTTGCTCTGTACTTGTAATGAATATACAAAAGTACGTACAATAAAATAAATGTCTTCATCGACTTAGGACGAGCATAGAAAATGACCAACTGGCTTATTTGCAAACCATGTGTGGCCTTACTCAGTCGATCCCAGGGGTACGCATAGCCAAGCAAACCTTTAAGGTTCTTTCGCCGATAATAAGAGTCAAACTCTTCTTTGGCTCTCGTCGTTATGTCTATGCCTGTACTTTGCCCTCCAGCAATTAGTGTACGCAGACGCATGGCTTCGTCAGCCATGAGATTACCTGCACCAAGTACATCAGTCTTTACTAACTCTGTTACGTGTTCGGCAACAAGATTGATCTTGTTGTAAACAAGATGCTCGTGAACACGCTCTGTCAGAGCGAGAACAGGATCGGCAGAGGCTACAAATTCAAATCGATGTACATGAGCCTGCAACATTTCGCGGGAAGGAGCTAAACCATGCTCCATAAAATACTGAATGAGAAACGTCCAAGCCTGTCTTGCCTCCGGTAGAAAGAAGTGATCAGACGTCAGAGACCGACTGACTGTCTTTACATCACCTGTGTCTATAATTCGTGTGATTAATGCTTTCTCAAACTTCACCTGTCACCCATTTATAAGTCAACCCACCATTCACGTTATCGATATGTTGACGAAGTGCCTTAACATAAGCTTGCTTCTCACATCGACGATGAGTCTTATTCAACTCACGTATGTGCATGTGCTCCCATCGCAACCAATCTGGAATCTTGCCAATCGGTGGTCTTGGCAACGGCCAATCTTTATAATCAGATGGTACATAACTCATTGCTTCACTACCCAACCGCAGAATGTACACTTGTACAGAAGTGGGCTGAACAGGTGCAAACATTTAGGGCATTGAATCAATCCAGTAACACTCACAGCATTCTCCTGTCCGGTCCATCACACTCAATGATGAAAGCAGAAGTCTCATGCAGAATTGAGTAGAAACCTTCGCCATATATATTACGTATTTGTGACAAACTTAAATTACTTGTAAAAGAAGTAATTTTCATATTGTCACGGCGTGAACTAAGCAGACTGTGCATTCTATGCTCAAAATTCTTCACATCAGCTTCGCGACCTAATTCATCTATTACCAACCATGCACAGCTATTATACAGTTCATCTACAGGCTCATCGAAAGTTTCATCAAAGTGACCGTACTCATATGTCTTGGCAATATCTCTAGCCCTACACCACATTCTCTCTTTAACACCCCACATGGGTCGTACTGTGGCAAGAAGATTATGAATTGAAGCAAGAGCACCAGTTTTGCCAATACCATTAGCACCAACTAAAAGCAGACCACGTTTCTTAGACAGATGGCTCTTTATATTATCAGCATAAGAACGAACGCCATCGAATGTTGGTGTACTAGTTAATTCTGATAAACTGAATGCTGAGTATTTACTAGGTATACTTCTAGCCATACTAATTTGCTGTCCGTACATAATTAACTTCCCTTTACTTTGTAAACAGTACCTCGTGCAACACTATTGTAATTGTGTTCTGGCTTAACACGTTGTGGTTTACTGAGACCTCCAAATACATTTGGTCTGGGTCCGGTCTGTGGTTTAGTGGCTGGACCAGCCTCCGGATCCGTATCTTCTCTTCTCTCTTCTGATCTGACTCTGATGTCGTTATTCGCGTTATTGGGCGTTGCGTCAGGTGACAGACCGTTACTAGGCGTTACGGAACGTGACAAAGCGTTACGCTCTCTGTGACGACGCTGGCGCACAGCGGCTTTCTCTTTTTTATCCTCGTGTGACATAAGTTTGCGATATTTATCGTGATTAATTATTTCCCAACCACCGTCTATCTTCAAAATGCGTCTTCCTTCATGGTCATCAGTACGGCTGTCGTGGTCAGGTGATGATAGAAGTTCAATAGCTTCTCTGCACTTGTCTAAAGAGACTCTTGCACGATCAGCTAATCCAGGTACTGACGAACGAACCTCACCGTATTCGTTTGCCATTACCAGCATTGTCATCCAGACAAGTCTTGCCTGGTCAGGAAGACGCCAAACCGTAGAGTCCAGAATCTCAGCGAAAATCTTTGCATACCCCATGTCACGCACACCGTAACGGCTTAGCGTGACGGTGTCAAGCACCGCGTCTAAGAATCGATCAGCGTCTCAGCCACCCTTCGGTTTCCACACCAGACCTCGCGCCTTCGTGCCTGGGACCCATTCCGGTCTGCGCTGGTCCTTCTGCGCCATCGCGTGCGCCAGGGGCCTCACAAATCGTTCTACGTTGTCGCGGGAAAAGAAATCCAGGCGCTTATTTACGACCCACTTCATAGCTGGAGAGAAAAATGCGCGTAAAGCAAAAATGGATAAATCACCGAGTGTAGACACCAGTACAGTTATATGGGCCATGTCTGCACGAGCATTGTTATTAATTAGAGTATAAGAACTACCTACTTCAGTTTCGTACAACTTATAGAACAGACCAAGCAGAGATATTTCAGTCCATATGTGAGACTTCTCTGCATCAACTAGAGCCTCTGCTGCTCCTAGTCTTAAATTCTTCCACCGTTTGTCTTCGGCCTTTAGTATAGGTGCAACTGAACCCTTGCAATGTTTAGCTTCTTCAAAAGCAGCACGAATCTTTGCGGCACAATGTTCACAGTCCATTCTAGGTAGCATATCGTCTAGTAACAGCTTGTAAATCTCTTCAGGAGTAGGCATTTATCTTTTCAACTTTGATACAGGTGGATCAGCTTCAATTGCAGCTATTATATGTTCTACTGCTTTTGCTCCATGTTCAGCACAAAGAAATGTAGCTTCTGTTAAACCTGCGCGCCATCCCTCTATACGAGCGTTATTTTCTTGTATGATATATTCAGTTGCAAGTTCTTTTAGAGCAGAATAGACTCGCGCAATCTGTTGTTCTTTTGTTGCACCATGAATGCGTATATAAATAGTCTCTGCTGCTAACTTTAGACTAGTCATTTATTACTCTTCGCTGGCAGCATCAGTTACACCAGCATCATTCATTGCTGGATCGTCGTCGCCAAAGCAACTGACGATAGAAAACAGTGAAACTAGAACTACTAGCAGCACTACAATCTTCATATTAGCCTTCCATCTTTCTACGAACTTCGTTGTACACGTTCAGTACATCCTTAGCCCACAACGCTCTTTCCTCTAGAATTTTCTCTACAAGATCCCACCCTTGTGCAACAACAGGTGCAATGTTACCTGGATCACAAGGTATAGAAATACTGACCGAAGTACGAACGCTTTGATAATTAGCAGACAGGTTAGTGTCATGCCCAACAGTAACAACAACGTGAGGCTTATCGAAAGCAACAGGCGGGAAAGATTTGTTTTGTTCAAGTTCCTTAACAATTTCTTTTGACCTATTGTCTGTGACAATTGTGTGTGCTCTTGCTTGGCCTGCTGCTGTGTGAACAGCAGGTGGTTTATTTGCCCCGAATGACATTAGGCGTTCTTGTTTCCGTGGCGGTAAGGCCGAGTTTCATTGTAAGCCATCTTCTCAAGAATGACTTTCCCTAGATCACCACCAATAATGTATGAAGTGTCAAAACAACGAATAACAACATCTGCTAGCTCAGATATGAAACCAACAGGTTTAGTGCCAGCATAAGCTGGTTCAGCAAGCATTTTAATAATCTTGATTTCTCGATAACACTCAAGTGCTTCACTAGCCTCAGAATGAATCAATGCAATCTTCTCTGGAATGTTTAGAACACCTTCATGAAAGCCGTGAGCCTTAGCGTTGTCACCGATAGCAGTCTGAAGAGTACAAAGAGCACCGTAAACTGAAGACGATTTATCACTTTCCATGTTCATTCCTTTGACAGTTTGTAAGACACAGCCGCTGTACCTGGTACTCGCTTAATTACCTGTTCAAATGCTCTCTTATAGTCTTCTGTTGCACCTTCTAAAATTGAGTCTAACATCTTCAAATCTACAGAGTATGAAACTAATCCTCTCTCCATTGCATCAGGTACAAGTTCGCAAAGTGCAACTGCATCAACTTCTCGGTTCCACTTCGACTGTACAACAACGTTAACAATCGAACCTACATAAGCTTTATACTCTCCGCTTGGCTGTCCTGCATACTGCACCCTAAGAGAAATCTTAAGTTGATTCTCTACAATCTCGCATTTCTCTCTCAGTTCTGCTTCCTTGTCGAAAATGCGTTTATGAAGCGCACGGTGAGCCCTAAGTTCTTTATACGCATTTTCCAGGTCATCGTAGGGAGATACCTCTACCTTTTTAGCCCCGAAAGCCACGACTACGACTCCACAATTTTTGATTTAACAGAAGTAAGAGCCTCGCTCAACTTCTTACGTGCCTCGCCGTCCAATTCAATTCGTTCCTGGATGTCGTCACGATTCTTCTGAATGTGGTCGATCACCATACTATTCATTTCAAGCAGCACAGAATCGGTTCCATCTGTTTGCGCTTTAGCTGGAGTAAGAGCAACACCGTGTTCTTTCTTTTCACTACGCAGGCGTTCCAGTTCTGCCTTCTCGTGAGCTTGATGCTCCTTAAACACCTCTCTGCCAGCTTCCATGAATCCAGTCTGAAACTCTTCTCGTGTTGTTGGCCACTTTGGATGCAAGAAATTTGTAGCCGTAACAACGCCATCAAAATGGTCAAATCCACGGTCTGTACTCACTGGTTCTGTAACAAGTTTCTCTATAAAACGAACAAACGCATTGAACGTATTCCAGATAGCATTTACTCGGTTCTCAAGACGGTTCAAGCCAGGCAACACCATGTTAATGTGTTGTCCAATAGCATTGAAGTGTTCTTCAAAATCTTTTCGTTGTGTATTGCGGTCATCATTATGCTTTGACAACATCTCACGAATCTCTTCCTTATACGACTTGAAACGACCAGCACTCTTAATGTCGTCTTCTTTTACAGGTGCTTCTAACTTCACAACACGGTCAGTAAGCTTGAGAAGTGCAGAAGTAAGATCACGGTTGTCCATCGGTTCAACTTTGCTTGGACTATTCTTGCTCATTGTTCGCTACCTTTACATTTACAGGTTGGATAATCTATGTCAGCAGTTGCAATCCAATTAAATGGACCGCCAGGTATTAGACTCTTATAGACAATTTCACCTAAAATGACAAGTGAGCATTGACTACAACGTTCGGCTGTTAATGAATTCAACACCCATTTACTTTTAATATAAGTCACGCAGCACCTTGCTGATTCTTTCGTGCTTGTGCAACTACCTGTGCATCTACTTTGTAGAAGATTGACTTAACAAACTTAAAAAACTCTTCGAGAGGGAAGTAAGCAGAGTGTGCAAACCCAAACTCCCCCTTAGATAATTTCCTGTACTCGGCATTTATTGTCATAATCTGATTGCTGGAATACCAACGCTTACATCGCTTGTCAGGAATACTCCATTGAGGTACTGGCCACAGTTTATCAAGTTCCCATCGACGAATAGTCTTTACATTACGCTCAATAGACTCAGCCATAACGTTTATCTGAAACAGTGCAATTTCCTCTCCTGACACATGGAACAATCTTCCCTTCCGTCTAATACGGACAACACGTTTAACGTCCTCAGACCATTTCTCAAATTCTATCTCGTCTTTCTGTAGTGGTTTTACCATTGTAGATTTCTTTTCTTTAAGTTCATCAATACCTACTATCTTGTCGGTCCATCGCGTCGTTATCTCTCATAGCTTTGATACGAGCTTTGTATTCGTTGATTGTGCCGTCAGCATTATGCACTGGCCAGCCAGCCTTCTTGAAGATCATTAGTATCTTCGCTGCAATAGCTGCAACGGGACCAATTGTGTTGTCAACTAACAATACAACAATTGGTGGTTTCTTACCTAATTTGTAACGAAGAATGCGCCCAATTGCTTGCAACCAGAAAGCTGTCTTTGCACCGATGACAGTTGCAATAATCAGAGTGTCGAATGCTTGCCGGTCTAACCCACGATACGCTAGACGACTATTCGCCCACACAACTTGACTGGCGTTGATCAATGCTGGCCTTTCACTCTGCTTTACTTTTCCAACAATCAAACTGTGAGTACGGTTAGCTAAAGTCTTTCGTGCCTGTCCATACGCGTATACTAAACCTTCAACAGAATCGCCAAGCACAAGACAAGTCCGGTCATGTTCTGTTGCTTTAGCAATCTGACTCAATAGCAACTCGTGCCTATTAGTATCAAGTAACAGTTTCTTTGCTGTAACTGCAAAGTGAGTACGTTGCTCTCTGCGTACAGAATCCCATCCAGACTTATGTTCGCACTTTGAGTCGACGTCTGTTTTTACAATGTAACAATCTGGCTTCAACGTATACTCTAAATTTTTGTAGCATACTGGCCCTGTGTGCTTCTCGAACAGAACGCCCATCTTGTCGTCGCGCTCTGGTGTTGCTGTCAGTAGCCATCGTTCACCTGAGAACTTTCCAGCAATCTTGCTAAATGTATTAACACCCAACATATCTCCTTCGTCAAAGATAATTAAACCAAAGTAATCCCAAAACTCTTGCGTATACTCTCTACAAGCAAGAGTGTGCAACATGGCAACTGAAATTGAACGACCCTTCCAGTTCTGCTTATTACCCTGAATGTGCCCTACATCTTCAGGCAGAATACCAAGACACTTTTCTATCTCTGGCTTAATCTGTTCAATCAAAAGTGTAGTAACTGTCACCCAAAGTGTACGTACTCCCCTGGCGTGTGCCGCCTTCAATGCGCAAACCGTTTTGCCAAAACCACACCTAAGAGCAAGAATCTTTCCATAGGGCCAAGCTGTGGGCTTGACTAACGAGTCAAAGGCTGGTTGCTGGTCTTCCGGTTGCCACTCATTAGGCCCCAAACTAACTCTGTCAACTCCAAGTACAGTCTTACGAGAAGAGAAGTCCGGTGTAATCACTCTGTAGTCGTGGTCTCGAAGTACATCGTTACGCAGAACTGGCGTGTGATTTCGCGGTACATAAAGATTATGTTTATCTTCTTCAAAGAGATAATAGAAGTCAGGTTCATCATCAGCTACTTTTCCGAATCCACGCTTTATCTTTATCCACTTTGAAGTATTGCTGACAGTCAGAGCCTTCTTCTCTTTGTCGACACTAAGCAAAAGATGCTTAGGTATCTTCGTCATAGCTCCGACTACGATCGTCGGCATTATGTAGCCGAAAGCCATAAGCTACAGACTACCTTGCGCCTGTAAAAGCAATCGAGCGATCAAAGACATAAGTAGCGAACGAGAATTTAGGACATTCACGTCTGTCACCAATAAGGTATGGACCATGCCCGTATGCAACTGTATCTTCATGACTACTGCGGTAGCGACCACACGTACATTTCTCATCAACACAAATACGGCCGTCATTAAGAACACGCGGAAAAGGCGAAGGACGAGTGTGCATTTTCTATCTCCTGTTCAGTTGGTTTCTGTTCAGTACATTCGTTGGCCAGAGCGAGACTTGAACTCGCACGACTTTCGTCAGTGGATTTTAAATCCACGATGTCTACCATTCCATCATCCGGCCAGAAAACTAACGATTATATCGATCTGTAAGTGTCAATAACTCTGCGCGTCTCTCAGCAGCGTATTGCGTGGTATGCAAAGTACCTGTTGATACGTACATACGGAAACAACCAATCCTAACAACCCACCCATCTTTAACAGCATAAGCTTGAACTTCTCTTGTTTCATATTGTCCTGGTCCAACATCAACAACTGTCCACAGTGTACCCCAACCAACACCTTCAGGTTCATGATACTCTTTGAATTTCAATTGTGGTGCAGCGCCCATATACTACTTTCCTTTATCTTCCATACTCAATCTGACAACTAACTTGCGAGCTTGCACTAGCCAATAGTCTAATTGATTAAGAATTGGCCCAGGCAATTCACCAGCAGACTCTCTATCAACGTGTGCAATAACTTGTACTTGTGCAGCAATTAGTACTCGTAATAGGTCAGTATGAATAGCAGTCATCTTCTATCTCCAGTTGATTTTGTATTACAAAAAGCCCTCTATCGGATTTGAACCGATGGCCTACAGTTTACAAAACTGTTGCTCAACCACTGAGCTAAGAGGGCGGATAGTAGTGGCAGTTGGAATTGAACCAACAACCTAACGCTTATAAAGCGTTTGCTCTAACCGATTGAGCTATGCCACCGTTGACTTCCGTGTGGGCGGGACATCTAGAGATCCTACCCACCTGGAATTCACACAGGATGGCAGATCCGAAAGCCGGCGTCAAGGCTCCTAGTGTGGTTTTCCGCGAATCGGTTTCCCAGATCCGTCTACCAAACCATTCACGTCACCCTTCGCATCAGTCTTCGATGCCACATCGCCCCTGGCGTTGACCTTCGATGCCACGCTGAAGCGAGTGCTGGCCTTCGCCGACATACTTGAATGCGCGTTGACGAAGCCACGAATCATTCGGTGGACTTCAGCTGTAAGCGCAGGCTGCTGCACGAGTAGAGCGCCAGCAGCTTCCGACGATAGTCCACCTGACATTAACAGTTGTAAAATAGCTACCAGAGATACAGTGCCGGCCTGTTCAGAAGAACCTACACCTTTTGGCGAAAGTAAAGCTGACAACAAACTACTGCCACTCACCTCTGATGAGACACCAGAACTCAAGCCAGCTACTGCTGATGTAATAAATGAGCCAGCGCGTTCTGACGAAATGCCAGAAGCTAACAAAAGAGAGCGAACTAAAGTAACTGCACCACTCGCTGCTTCTGTCAAACCACCAGACAGAGTGCTCGTACTGGAAAGTAAATTAGCGCCACTTCTTTCGCCAGAGAGACCGGCAGCGAACTGTAAAACTGTCTGGAGTGTTGGCGCTCCTGCTTTCTCGCCGCTTACTCCTGCGGCCAACAGCAGCGTAATTAAACCAGCAACAACTGACGCTGCTCCTGCCTGCTCAGATGTTCGCCCACCAGCTAAACTCAACGAGGCTAGAAGTAATTCTGCTCCTGCTGTCTCGTTAGATAGTCCGCCAAACAATCCAAGAGTGGATGCTAGTGTGCTGGCTCCAGACCGTTCGCCACTGTACGCGCCGGAAAGCAACAACAATACAATACCAGCTAAAACAGAGACTGATCCTGGTGCTTCTGTTGTCTGTCCACCGGCCAAGCTAAGAACAGCTAGAAGTAAATCAGCCCCAGGCAGTTCGTTTGATAAACCACCAGATAGTGCGAGTGTTGATGCAAGCGTTGCAGCACCAGCACGCTCCGAGCTATAAGCACCAGAAAGAAGAAGCGCAACACTTACTAGTAGTGTTATTGCACCAGCTTTTTCTTCGCTGTATGGTCCTGCTAACGATAAAGAACCAAGGAGTGAAAGAACGCCAGCAAGTTCTGTTGATCTGCCAGCACTCAGTTGATTCAATACTGAGAGTAAGCTAGCACCTGCACGCTCGTCTGAGAATGCGCCGGCTAAACCAAGAGTGCTAGTAAGCGTAGACGCACCAGACTTCTCGTCACTGTACTTACCGAATAAAGGCAATGTACCAGTTAAAGACTCAGCCCCAGGTAATTCGGACGAGGATCCAGCAGACAGTATATTGCTTGCTGTTAATATTGCTGATCCCGCCGCTTCATTTGAAAGTCCAGCAGCCATCAGAAGCGCTTGAACAATAGATATTGCGCCAGATCTTTCGTCGCTATATTTTCCAGACAGTAGATTTGTTGACGCTAGTGTCTCAGCACCAGCTGCTTCAATTGACTGTATGCCGGCAAAAGCAAGAAAGCCTGACGTGTTTGATGCACCAGGAAACTCTGCACTGAATGGTCCAGATAGTGCTCCAGACACCGACAGTGTTTCAGCACCAGGACGCTCTAAACTATATTGGCCAGCAAATGCATTTGTAGATGTTAATGTACTGGCACCTGAACTCTCATCAGTAGTATCACCGGATAGTAATAGGATAATTACTCCAGCAGGACTAACATAGTAGCGTTTACGCGAGAGGCCACGCATTACTTTTGGCTTAGCAAGCGGGTAATTTAAGGGCGTACGCTGTACAGGAGCACGCATTACTATAGATAAAGTGCCTGTATTTGTTCCTAAACCAGCTACTAACTCTCGCTGTGATGGGTCTTGCAATGGGTCCAGAATCAGTGCGTCTTCTCGTCTTATTTTAGTAAAATTAATGCCTCTTGATAGTGCATCAACTTCCATCGGCGAGAATGCAGTTCTCCACCAACCAAACTGTTCCAGGTAACAGTTGGTGGTTCCGATCGTGGCGTCGGTACGCATCCAAAGCCGGATGTTGGTCGTTGTGCTTTGGGTCCAAGTACCACCAGGCACGCTACTTGCCCGCTGCTTGCCGTCGACATAGAGGCGAAAGTTGGTGCCGTCCCACGTTTGACAGAAATGAAACCAACGATTGTTGGTCCACTGTAGCGTGTCGGCCAGCGTGATGAGGGAGCCAGTCGTGAAGCTCGCACGCGCCAGGTTGAATGTCGTGGCGGCAGGGGTACCAAGCGTGAACTCGCCAGAAAGTGTGCCGACGCCACGACAAGCGAAGCCCCACTGCGCTATTGGCGTCGCTAGTGGGAAGACCCAGATCGCAATCGTGTGAGTCGTCGCGACATTGAAGCGTCCGTTGTTCGCGTATTCTCTAAAATTAGAGGTTGATGCTCCGTTAAAGAGCCCCATGTCTCTATACGCCTACTGTGCTTCTGGGTTATTTCCTACCCAGCGTGCCCAGTGGTTAGTACCGGTTGAATTTAGAGCAGCTACAGTATCGTGGTATACGCCGATCCCCCACTCGGGGCCGGGGTTTACGATGAACGATTCGATATAAATCACGTCGCCAGTAGCTGGACTGGCTAAGTTACGACCAACATTTAAAAACTCAGCATTGTTACGCGTCCACGCTGCATCGCTAGCACCTGCATTATCAGAACGATGAGGTGTCGTTGCGTCTTTGTCACCGCGTATACCGAACACATAGGCACCTTTATTTCCAGTCGGTGTCGTACCTTGTGTAAATTTATTAAATAAATGAATCAGAGAATAACGATTAGTCGTATTATCAACCAACGTAGATTGGCGACCAACAAAGGTTGTCGACGATGCCAGCGACGCTAACGTAATAGTTAGAGCCGCTGGAGTTGTCAGTTTATCTTTAATCTCTGATGCCACTTAGAGTCTCCTACGGTAGTGCTTTAGCTCGTCCAACATCCCATGGATATACAACAGTGCCTACACCAAACAAAGACTCTCCACGAGAAATTGGTTTATCTACTGCGGCTAATAAATTCGCTTGTGTCTGAGTACCACCACCAAAGACACTAGCGACTGCCTCTCTTACATTTGAATTACCAGTGTCTAAAGACCCAGCACTGAACCAAAACGACAATCGTTGCTGAAGTGCTGGTTGCAGGAGTAGCCACTCTGACAGCACAATACAACTCATTAAGACTTGTGTAGGGACTACACCAGCGCCGGTTTGCTTCTCATTAGATGCGCCGACTGTATTAAGCAACGTTGCAATGTCAGCATCAGTTTTACCTGCATAAGCTAATAACTTTGGGTTACTAATTAATTCAGTTTTTAAACGCAATAATTGTGCTTCATCATTTAAATCCAACATATTCAACCTCCAATCAAAATCTAAGCCGGCCTTACGAGAGCACGACCAACATCCCATGGTGAGATAATTTGACCAGCACCAAATAAAACCTCAGCCCTGCTGGCTGGTCTATCAACAAGATTCTGAAAATTTGTTCTTGTAGTTGGGGCAGTACCTACCGGGAAAAGGCTTACCATTGCTGCACGAACATTAGTATTGCTGAAATCTACAAAACCAGAACTGATGTAGTACAAGAACTGAAACAGTTGTGGTTGTGTAGTTAGCGATGCTGCCAACTCACTCAACAGTATCGCGCCCATAACTTGAGCAGATGTCACAAGCCCTGCTCGCACAGTTTCAACTGATGCACCAACTGTATTTATAATTGATGCAATCTGTATATTGTTCTTGCTAGCAGGCAAGTATGTAAGTGCCTTGGGATCAGTGTTAATCTCAGTAGCCAATGTCACAAGTTGTGGGGCAGTAAGATCAGCCATTTTATCAGCCTCCTATCAGCCCTACTTTAGCAAGTGTTAATCTAGCTTCCTCTATCAATGCACCTGCAGCGTTTATAGCTGCTTTGTTTTTGACTTCGACTTGCTTACTATCTGGACCTTGCAGCCAGTCTAGCGTCAACACATCGCCAGACCTCTGCACAATTGTGCGCACAGCACTTGGCTCACCAATGGCGTTAAACAATTTGCGTTGAAGGGCAATAACAGTTGCACCCCCAAAGTCTAAACCATGGTGATTTACTACAGTGTGATCAATCTCTCGCCAAAACTGATCCTTGGTAATTGGATCAGTTTCTCTTTTAGCAAGAGTTAACTTCACCATCCAATCATAGACTCCTCTTTCTTCTGGATGTGGAATCAACTCACCTCGTGCTTCAATCATGTGCAGTGATTCATCCATGTCATCACTTGTTAAAGCTTGATGATCTTATTAACGCCGTTATCGAATTGATACGTATAAGATCCACCACCACCAGTAAACGGCAGACCGGCACCTGTTGTAGCAACGTCAGCAGTGTGTCCAGCAGCAACGGCACCTGACAAAGCACTAACCGCCAAACTCCTAGCGCCAGCAACAGCACTGGACGTTGTAGTCACAGTAACACCAGCAGAAGTAACGAACGCAATGCCAGAGGCAATAGGACCAGCAAGCTGTTCCACCCATAGAAGGGTAGCAGACCCAGCAGCATCAGCTGCTACAACAATCTGCATCTTGCCATCGATCCAAATAAGCGGAGGAGATGTACCAGCCGCGCCTGTGTCTTTGTATGCCACAATGGCATCTACGTTGCCTGTAACGGCTGTGAACGTCGGGTCAGCAGCGTCAAGCACACCGTTGACTAAAGTCTTTGTACCAAGCGTCTGGTCTGTGCCAATACGTCCGCCATCAATCTGGCCAAGGTTTGTAGTAGACGCGCCAAGGTTAATGACGACACCACCAGAACCAACACCATTGCCAACAGCACTCAGATTGTCTTTAACAGTCTTAAGCTCAAATGTATTGGTTGCCTGGTTAGCAATCTGCCACGTTCCATTACCAGACGTGCCAGTAACAATGCCACGAATATAAACAATATCTCCATTAGCGAAACCGTGCGCTGTACAGGTGACAACAATAGGAGTAGCGTTTGTTGAGCTTGTGATAGCTTTAACCATCGTATCTGTAACGCCAAGATCAATTTGCATGACCTTAATAGTGTCGGTGTCCCAGTCAGCGTCGTCAGCAAGTTTTTGACGACCGATATCAAATAGACGTACAGACATGGCTACTCCTTTTTCTCAATTAGTTGCATAGATTGATCAAAATCTTTTCTGAGCATAACGACAAATTGTAGTGGGTTAGTTTGGCTCACTGCGAAAACGCTCCATACTTTGCAACTGCGTACGCTTCAAACGAAAGCGCTCGCGCCACAAGGTTTGGGGCTGTGTCGACATACACGACTGCTTCAACTATGTCCCCATTGAGGGGCGCGCCGCCGCCCTCGTCGCCGCCAAGAGAGAAACCGTCAAGAACGTTGTTCCCGGGATTGCCGATGGCATTGTTCGCGCCATTGACCCGAAACACTGAAGACGCAAAGTTAAATGTAGCAGCGAACATCGTATATTTGGCGTCGTCAGCAGTTAACGCACCGTCGGTAACGGCGCCAGCATATAGCGCCCATTTGTTAACAGAGGCGTCGTACCAAATCTGGTTCCTGTTCGTCACGCCATTGCCAGCGCAGAACACCTGGCTGGCAGCGCCGTTTCGACTGCCTATGAGGCAAACCAGGGTCGGTTGGGTGAGAGCCGTAAAGTCGGCCGATACCAAAAAGTCGTTGGCCCCGTCGAATCGAACCGTGCTCAGGTTGTTCAACTTACCGACAGCGCCGACGGTTTTGAACAATGGCCTGTTAGCCCCCGTCGCCTGCACGCAGTCGCCGCCCGCGCCGATGCTGCCCTTATTTTTCCACGTTGCGATCGCCGCGCCGTCCAGCGGCTGTCCGGCACCGGCGTTGATGTCCTGCGCATCGAACCATAGTGGGGCAAACGCAAGGCCAGGAAGCACAAGTGGTTTTTTACCCCCACGTCCACGACGTCTCTTCAATATATACGCAATACGTAGTCCAGTATTAATTGCCATAACTATAGCTTAGTATCGGGCAACTTTACACTTCCACCAGCAGCAATAACTCTAGAGGCAGCGGCTGTTCGATCATGTTGAGCGTTAGCATTATCTTGCGCAACAACGGCTCTATCGTGGTCTTCTGACACTCCAGTTAGGATAGCAAACTTTTTATTCATGTCAGCTAATTCTTGTAGAACTTGTCCATATCTGCCGTCGACAAGAACTGTGATATTATCCAGTTTCTTATCACGCGTTACACCTGTCACTTTATTCTCATCACCAATAACTTTTGCCGCAGAAGCAGCAGTCTTAGCTTTAAATGCAGCCCAGGCAGTAAACACAGTTGTAACTAAAACTCCTATAGAACCTATAATTGCAATAATTTCTGTAGAAGTCATATACGCCCCTAGTGCAACAAGAAGTATAGTATACCAGCTATAGCTACCATGCTTAGTTGGCCTACTATTACGAAAGTCAAAGCTGTAAGTCTCGTTCTACTTGATCGATCATTCCGTTTAGAGTTATTGGATCCCGCAAGCATTTCTGCGCACTCGGTGATGCGAATCTGTATTTCCGCCATCGCGGTGACTCGATCCACTCCCTCCAGCGTATCGATAGTTGATGCGCTCTCAGACAAGTACCTTGCAAGATCGACAAGAGACGTTGCTGCTGCAATTGCAGCCTTATACTCTTTCGAGTGTCCGTTAGGTTCGAGAGATAGCGGGTGACTATGAGGTGTAATCTCATCCACATTATTAATCCTCTGTATCTTTGTTTTGCGCTTTTGAATTAAGCACAGCAATGTGAATCTCAGCTTCGCCTAAACGCTCGCCCCATTTATCTAGCTTTATATCCAGATGTAATACAGACGCTTTTTGCTCTACCTTCATCTCAGCCATGCTGTCTTTTAAATCAGCAACTGATTTAGTTAAGCCACTTATTTTGCCTAGTACATTCAAACCGAACCAAATAAGAATTCCACCTACTGTAACAAATGTACTAACAGCAGTAGCTATGACATTGCCGTTTATATCGATCATCATTCAGTTATGACCCCTCTCTATCTTGTGGCCAAATACGAAACTGAATAGGGTCAAGTGGAAATTCTTTACCAGTATAACGAAGAGTAAGTGCCCACTTATACAAACCAACTTGATCTAACTCACCGTGTTTAGTCGTATACACGACTACAGGCCAATTAGTCTGTATAACATCAGTGTCATCCTTAAACAAAGTAGAGCCATCTGGCTTAACCAGTTTAGCTGTAAGAGATGCATCAACAGTGTTCAATGCCCAAGAAGGCAGAGTAATAGAGATTTCAATCCCTACAGAATGTTGGTATGTTGCACTCATTAGCGTTTAGATGGAGTAACCATTCGGCGCCACGCTGCACGAACATCTGAAATTACCATTGTGTCAATCACAGTTGTACCTGTAGACACAGCAGAACAAAAGAAACCTAGTGTGCCAGTAGAAGGGTAAGAAGACGTGTTTGAGTCTACTAACCTGTTATCAATGTAAAAATTTACACGAGATGCAGAAAGTGAGTCAGCAGCAGATCCTATTATCTCGATTCTAAAGTGTCTAGGCGCTGTGCCACCAGACACGGCTGTAAAAGCACCACTGCTACTCGCCCCGACAACCTTTGCATTCCACTCAGCTAGTGAAGGCCCACTCCACTCAAAGTAAGCAGCAGCAACAGAAGGTACACCTGTTGTAAGAGTATCAGCTAATCCACAACGAAATATTTGTGTAGTAGCGGCACCAAACCCTGCTACTTCTGTACCTCCGTATATAACAGACCACTCTATAGCGAATAGAGTTTTTGTATTAGGACTTATAAGCCAGTTTTGTTTGACTTGTGCGTATTTACCTGACGCTTCTCCAACACCACAGCGTATAGTTATACCAGTGCCAAACTCTATGCCTGCAACAGGAGGATCACGTAGAGCAGACCCTGTACCATTAGACAGAAACGTGTAGTTTCTAGCAGCATAGTCCGATGAACCAGAGCTAGCCTTCCAACTCCAGTCTTCTCTCCAATTACCTACCGCTCCAAAGTTGTCGAAACCAAGTCTGTCTACATTTGAGTGAGATACATCGTCATATAAATAACTAGTAATAGGTACAAAGTCTGCTGACAGACTACCAATATACTGGCGAAATAGTTGTTTACGATCGTATATCATTGAGCTATCTATAGTCACTGATGCTATACGAGACAATAATGCAACTCGTATATAGACAACACCTACAGCCCACGGTTCACCTGTATTTGCTGGAGGCACTAGAGAGTTCTCAGTTACGCCCCAACCAATTACAAGTTTAGATCTTCGTGTGGTTTCTCCAAGAGCAGCAGTAGCAATTGCTGGATCAGCAACGCTATCTATTTCACTCTCTGAAATAGACAGCCATACACAGTCTGTTCTGGCACCACCAGGCGTTGTAAGACCAGTTACGTTTATAGGTGACGCTTGACTAATTATATAGCCGTAAGCAGAACCTATACCAGCGGCAATAGTAATTTGATTTGTACCACCAGTTATAGCAAAAGAAACAGCACTTTTAACTACAAGGTCTGTACCAAAAACAACTTGCATCTCTCGATAGAAATTTACGCGGGCATCGTCTTGTAATTCATTTAACTCTGAATCGAGTACATTACGACCACGTTGAAATATAGTTTTAACATACTTCTTTGTCTCGTCGAATGTGTTCTGTGTAACGTCAGCCATAACTACCCCTTAGTTGTAGTAAACAAACAGAACACTGCCAGCAGGTAGAATGAGTGGGAGTATAGAGCGCACAAAACGATCCCTGTCTACAGTTACTCTAGGTGCAATAATAGCTATGTCGCCCACAGTCGCTAGTGCTGCAGGATCCATTCCAGAGACTGGCTCTACACGCATTTTTGTTGTACCACCGCTTACAACTACATGTACGATACGGAACCACTGGCCTTGGTTTCGATTCGGGTTTACGTAATCCCCTGGTAGTACAGTAGCACCAGATAAGTCCGCAGTAGTAAACCAAATTTCGTTTGTAGCTCCGATAGTGGACAGGACTGCAAGAGACGCATATTTAGCCGCACCTGTAGGCACTCGAATCAGGTAGTCACGTATGCCTGCTGTAACGCGAGTACCACTACCGTAATAATTAGTGCCCAGCCACATCACGTAGAACGGATCAGTTACTGTTCCAATAAGAGCCAAATCACTCTTTGGATTATACAGCCAGGTCGGAAGACCAGAGTACAAGTGAAATTGGTGAGTAACAACACGAGCCGCAAAACTACCACCAGCAGTGATTGCACTAGCGACTGCATAAGAAGTTGATCCAGCAGGCGGTGCAGCAGTGACTTGAAAACTTGGGCCTGTAGGCGTGTAATCAGTTAATGTTATAGTCCTAACAGTGTTATCAGCCGACGGTAAAATCTTTGCGCCATCGTAAGACCAGTCATTAGGATGTGCAGCAAAGTGCCATCCAGATGTTATATCTACTCCGTTAGCTCCATTCTTAATACCTGTAAATACAACCTCTGGGTATCCTACCCACGAAGTGTCTACGAATGTGATAGTAGTTGCTGTATTGTCTATAATCAACTTAACATTGCCGAAGTAGTCAACGTAGTAACTACCTTTGTATTTAGATGGAGTAAGTGTGCCACCAGCAATGACAACCTGTCCTGCCGTGTAAGTTAAAGATGTCTTGGCAATATTGAACGTGTCTTTAACGTAAACTTCGTCCCACGTTCGTAGATAGCGTGACGATGTATCGCCGCCAGGCTCCTCACACGTCAACGTACGCCAACCAGTGATCAGCTTCGCAAAGTTACATACGCCGTCGTGCGAACCACCCAATTTAAAACAGCCTATAGCTCCAAGCCAGAGTCTTCTCTTGGTAAGCGCGTCTAGTGCCGGCAAAGAAGGATTGATACCACGGTCTCTTAAAAAAGAATCGACAATAGATGTTTGATCAAAGTTATCTCCAACCATGCCTAATGGTGCTTTGTCAGCATCACGAATTAAACCAGCACCTTTAATTATAGCTCGGTACTCGTCAATACCTGCCTGTGCAAACTCAGACCACTTATCTAACAAACCTCGTGCAGCGCCTATGTCTACACGATCCTGTTCATCCTGTGCTCTGTATGTCTGTGGGAATCGTTCGTACATGTAAGGTCCACTGCTTGCATAGTAGTCACGAACAGACAAGCCAGTGACTTTGTTCTGCAGCCCAGCTTGTGGCCCCCAGTCTGTATCGGAGGCTTGATTAGCAAACTGAGCTACAGTTCCTGCGTCAGTTGCAAAGTTTGCAGCAAGAGGAGCACGAGTCATAAAGATTGTGTAGTAATAAAACCGATCTGTTAACACAGTATCTGTAAAGGACGATATAGGTACACCTGAATAAATCTCTTCACCAAACGTATTAATACCAAGTCCAACAGGAGCAGCACCAATATATAGATGTGGATGTAATTCTGGGTGACCATAACGAGATCGTCTAATAGACATATACCTAGGCACATTTTCACCAGTGCCAGGGTTAGTCCATGACAAATCAATTCTACTTCCACCTTGCCATGTCTTAGCTTTAAGACTCGCTACAACAACAGATTGTGCATAACGTGGCCAACACGTAATACTAAAATCATCTACAGAGAATGTTATGCCAGATCCAGAAGTCTCATTCCTCGCATACAACATAACGCGAGCATAATCGCCACCAGTTCCATTTACACGAGGCATACTACCGGTAGCCGCAGTCGTGGTTAAGTTAAACCACGGGCCACTAACAGTAGTTGCATACTCAGCGTAAACAACGTTGTCCAAACGTAAAACACGAACAAACAGTGGTAAAGTGCCAGAGTTTGGTATTGCAACGTCGGCAACAGAGCCTATTGCTCCACCCCAAGAATGATAGGCACGTTTACTTGCGTTATTGTCGCCACCAAACTCTATAATTGGCAGAAGTGAATGTGTAGTATCAGGGTTAACTTTGCACAGTCCAAATCCTCCAACAGCGCGCTTACCAGCCACGCCAACCACAGTTAATACTGTGATCTTGAACGTAGCCATGAAGTTATTGGCGCTAGTACCAATGCCTGTAAGGTCCTCAGCAAAGATTGGAAGCTCAAGACGTGGTGCAGGAAACACACCTGTGAATGCAGCGTCTGTTCCGGAAGTAATAGTAAATGTCTCTACACCACTAGCCTCGGTAATTGTACAGCCTGCTGTCATCGGAGACGGTAGAGCAATCCACGGCAAACCAACAATATTGTCGGTAAAACTATCTGTGAATGGATTGGTAGCTAGAAGCGTTGTGCTCATAAGGCTGTCCTTATGTTTACTATTAAGTCAGTAGCTGCTAACGTTGGCACTTGGTCTGCTGGTAATACTAAGTCATCAACCTCTGCAAACACAGTTACAACGAACTCATCTCCATTTACATATGCAATGGTGCCAGCAACAAATGACCAAGATACACCTGAACCGGTTGGCACAAAGGTAACTCCAACTGTGCCTACGGATGGAGTAGCCAACCACTCTACATAGTATGAGTCGCCTACATTAGCAACAGTCAACAGAGTGCCAACAGACGCAATACGTTTAACAGTCTTGTCTGTTGAGCTAGCTATGTCTACACCGTAAGTTGACGACTGTGTAGAATTTGGATTTAACTTTGACCCAACAGGAAAAGCAGGAAATCCACCACGATCGTCAGTCAATACATCTTTATTAATAGATGTTATAGTACCAAAAACACGTTCATAAACTGTGTACGTTGTAGGTGACGTAAACACTACACGCCACTGCCTACGCTTCTTAGCGCCAGTATCAGTTGTAGTAAAAGTAAATGTGCCATTACCTGTTGCAGCACCAACAGACACTGCTATAGGGCTAGTCGTAAATGATATAAGCCTAGTGCTTGGTATACCTACAGCTTTAAGTTCATTCAGAAGATCGTAGACGCGCTGAATAGTAAGCTGTGGTTGATGGTCATCATCTCTTGCGCCAAAACCAACATTTGGCAAATCAAAAATAGCATCTTGAATATCGGTACTATCAGCAGTAAGAAATAAGTCAGATACACGCTGCTTAGCAAGTACCTTGTCACTAGATGGGTCAACGTAAGCGTCGACAGACACAGCTATCTTTATATACGTCGGGTCTATAATGCGTATACGTTGGCCAACAGCTTTGCGAGCAGACACATAAGTAGATACCGCAGCTTTAAGTGTGTCACCAGGTAACCCGCCGCCGTTAGGCACGATTGCCACTTCAACTACTCCGTCCTGTGAAAAGCGAGCCGAAGCTTTTTGCACACTAGTCGAAGTATGCTTAGCAACAATTGCATAGTCCGTAATAGAGATAGCTCTATCACCAGCAACTAAAGATTTTGGCAAAGCCGAACGTGCATGACTAAGTGTCTCTCGCTCAGATCCACCAGTCATTATAGAATCGTTAGTGACACTATTCATACCAGTAACAGGAGTAGTAATAGTAGTAACTGTAGCGATACCTACATTGCCACGTTGCCCACCACCAGCTTTCCAAGTAGCTGTGACAGTCTGACCAAGTGGTGGAATCTTCCCGTTTACATTGTCACCAAAGAATATTGTTGTATTATCGTCATCATTTGTTTCAGCCAAATATTCAGTGTCAGTTGGCCCACTATTAGTAAATGTAGTTACACGGCTCCAAGCAGAACCGTTCACCTTAACAACCAGTGTATTGTCTAATAGTGGTGTTTGAGTTAAAGCAAACGACTGCTCACGCGTGCCATCAGACACTCCCAGTGTAACGTCTGTCAGTTGCTGACCTTCTATAACTGGTATTAAGAAGTCCCAAGTACCATCACCGTTGTCAATAGCTATAGGAGAAGCAACAGCAATTAGAGTTATATCTTGTGAAGGCTGGAATATAATATCGCCAGCAGACCATTGCTGAGTAGCAGCTATTATAGCCATAGGAAGATTGGCAGCGTTTACATTCACCCGCACAACGCCACTAGCAGGACCAGCAGAAGCCATAAAATAATCGAATGACTTAGCGATCTGTGCTAGGTGTTCTCTACGCTGACAAGTTGAAGCTGTTACCTCTCGTATTGCAGCATTCAGATTGAACGTTAGCAAGTCACCCATATACGAAATCAAGTCCAGAAATACGACAGCGAACTGACTAGGATTGAAGTCTGTCCATCTGTCTGAGAATGTGGCTTGCGCATACTTCTTCAAGTCATCTTTTATTGCCGCAAAGTCAAGACTTGTGTAGTCGATAACAGGACTTCCGGTTCTACTTAGTAGAGAAGATCCACCAACTGTAGCCAATGACATCTCTATCCCCTATCTGTGCTAGCTAGATAGAACGGAAAAACCAAGTTACGTCTCGCATTAGTTGCTCGTATAACGTATACAATTGATACATTAAATGATGTCATAGCAGGATTAGCAGAATCCATGTTTACCTGAGCGCTCTGCAAAATCACACGAGGCTCAAATCGTTGTACATAGTCACTTATAGAAGGTTGCAGTAAGTCTACTACAACATCAGATTCTTCGAATAGCAAAGTTGGTGTGATGGTCCCGAATGGCTCCAACATCACTCGCTCACCAATGGCTGTAAGGATCCCATCGCGCAGACACTGCTTCACATTGGCCTCGTCACTTACAACCTGAAAATCTCCAGTGGTGTTGTCTTCACGTAAAGGAGATAGTAGACCTTTCCCAAGAAACGAGACATGACGGCCAAACGTTTGTGTCTGACCATCAAAGGTCTGCGTAACTGGCCATGTAAGTGTTACAGGCATTTATGCTTCATTAGCTGACGAGTCAATTGCATTAACTGTTAGAGCCAGATCATTTGTTGGCCAACCACCTTGACGACTAATTATATAACGATAAGACCTGCCAGCTATAAGCTCTGTACGAATAGACAGACCGTATGGGAATAAAAATATAAGACCATTCCATACAACTTCTGATGCTTTGTCAACAGAGAAGTTGGCGTAAAGAAAGACTCTTCTTAAAGCAACATCGTCTGTAACATCAAATTGAACTGACTGTGTTGAGCCACGTCGTACACCTTGTGCAGGAGTAACGTTAGTAATAACAGGCCCGGTACTGTCGGCAGATCCACCGCCAGCACCAACGTCTGGCCCCCACGACTGCCTGCCCCACCCAGTTGCCATTTGTTTATCGCACGCCTCGTGCTCTTAACCTGCTTGTGCGTGACCACACTTTGCGTGCTCTGGTTATGGCTGACTGTGTGACAGTATTGACTGATGCGTCAGGTTTAGCTGCCCATACATCGTATATATTATGTCCCTCTCGCACAATCATATAACCACCAGGTGCCAACATAAACGGCGCAGGAGCACGATCAAGGTAACTATAAGGGCCTAGTCCTGTTTTAAGGAACCACGCAGGTGTAACGAAGTCAGAAACGAGTACAGGCTTCTTATCACCAAATATTTCTACATCTATAAGATAGTAGTCTGCTTCTACAGGATCACATATCTCTTCAGCAACATAACGCCCGTCAGGCATCATAGTCCAACGACTAGCTGGAGGATCTACAGCCATCTCTAAAATCTCATGTGATAAAATAGAACTTGTAGATCCATCAGACTGAGCCAGCACAATACCGTGAATCATTGGGTCCATAGTGTGATAGCCCAAGGCACCTGGCTCGTCTATAACGTCAGCAATTACCATCAAACGAACAAGATCTGAGACTAGAGGCAAATCCTTTTCATTAGAATAAAAACGAATAGGCGTGTACTCGACTCCCTCCCATAAAGGCAAGAAGTGCTCTCTAAGCTGAAGGTCGCATCCAGCCGTCATGAATGCAACCTCCGTGTCAGAGAGACGTGACCTGTTTATGACGGCTATTTCACTCACTTGTGGTCTGCTAACCAAGCGCTAGCTCGGTCATACATAAGTTGCTGTCGTGCTACTGTTGCATCATCCATTCGTTTGCTAGCAAACAATTTAGTTGTTGCCTCTGCTTTAATGTAATTAACAGCACACCAAACTGCTTCCATTCCATTAGTCTTGATACGAGTAGCAATATTATTAACAGCAGCTTTCCAATCGCCACCAGTAAGCAAAGCGGAAGCAACGTCGTCTAGAAGTGACGTAGCGACATCTCTAACTGCTGGTGCCAAACAATCGACAGCGATCGTCTGTGTAGTGTCAACTACTGTTGGTGGAATATGACTGCAAGAAAGTGTAAAAGCGATAGCAGATAACAGAATAAAATTCTTCATTATCCAACCTCTTTCAATTGTGATGGAACCTTGTAGTTGCCAGCAGAGTACAGAATAGTTCTCTCCTGCACAGGAAGAAGATGACGAACATAAGGACCAGACATAGGTGGTTCTTTTGCTGTGAAGAATTTATTCATATAATCGCTAGTAGCTTTAGTAATGTCGAACAAGCTACCAGTACCTGGTTCCTTTCTAAGATCAGAGTGTTCAAATTTAAATTCAAGATTTGTTGTGCCTTTGCCACCAAGCGTTACAATCTCTTCCTGAATTTCGTCTAGCTTAAGCTGCTCGTACGTTTCAGTGTATCGACGTTTATCTTCAATCTCAGTTGACGGAACAGCTTGCTCCATCCACATAAAGAGAAAAAATCTTTCACGATCTGTTAACTCAATAGGACTAACAATTACCGATGCTTCCTTCTTGTTCCTGGCTTCTTTTCCCATGTTCATTTTCCTTTGTTCAATTAGGGACACAGTTACTTCGCCTTTTATTTATAACTACTGACTAGGAAACTATTAACCAGCATCAGTGTATAACAAAATGTGATAAACAGTAGAATCACCAACCACCTTAACAGGTAAGGTTTTAAATGGTGTACCAAGTTCAGCAGGTGATGTTTGATCCGGTACCTCAAAAATAACGAACCACGGAGATGCAAAATTGCCGTCAAATCTGGACAAATTATTTTGCACCCAAAACGCGTAACGATTGGTAATACTGAGACTTCCACCACCACCAGGCGCTCCAGTAATAGCTAGAGTTGCAGCATTTTTAACTGTCATAGCACTACTGTTTGTATAATTAGGAGAATTTATGCTGATAAGATTTAACCCAGATGATGTGTCTACGTTAGTTCCACCCGACAAAGTAACTGTTACTGGATCCCAGCTATAGGCGTTAAGCACTAAACTCGTAGACGCAGTTAGTGTAGCTGGTGTTGTCTTCAAACGCATTACCTGGGCCGTAGTTGACGTACCAGTCAGAGAGAATTGAGCAGCTTGGTCAGTTGCTACCGATCCGATCTGAAAGTGTCCATTATTAAACAGCCGCATTCTCTCTGTAACACTACTAGTAGTAGTCCATACAACATCACCAGTACCAGCTTGACTAAGTAAAAATGGCGCACCGTTTGATGGTTTATGTTCAATTATACCTGCCTGGGCAGATATAAGACCCGACGTTGTAAAAGAAGTACCAAACATTTTCATTTGTAAATATTTGGTTGTATCACTAGTTATATCTAATCCAAGTATAAACGCTGAACCAGCAGCACCACCTGTGTTTGGATTGGTGTTAAACAACTCATTAATAGCATTACTATCACGATTTATATGGACCAGAGCAGAACTAATTGGAGAAGATAGCCCAAGCCAAAAATTACCTGTAGACTCATTAAACCCATTGTTACTTGAGCTAAAGAAAATCTTTCCATTAGAACTAGTATTAGAGTGAAGTGTTAGATCACCTGAAGTAAGACCACCATACACACTTTGACCTGTGCCTTTGCCTGTAGATAAGTCAACAGTGATAGTTTGAGTAGCTCTCGTTAGTCCTGTGCTAAACGTCAGTGGTAACTCAAAATCTGTGCCAGAGACAGCAACAGCAATAGTTGATGTACCTGTAGATACAGTGTGCTTCAACATGCCTGATGCTAGAGCACCTAGATTTTGAGCAGAGGCTGGTGCATTAGTTGAGTTGCCAACAAAGAATTTAGAGTTAGCAAGTGTGCTTTTATCTGTTGCAGCAAAGAATCCATTTACAGATGTGGTAGCTACTGTATGTAAAGCTCCGTTGCCACGATTGCCATGTTGTGTATCGTTTATAACTCCAACTTGTATATCGTTAGCGTTTACGACTATAGAGTTATCTGCGTTAGCAATAACATTCAAAGTAACATCTGTTGCAATAGTGCCACCACCAGTAAGACCGGTACCGGCTATTATATTGACTGATGGCAAGGCAAAATCGGTTCCACCTGTGGCAACAGTTAATGTACCACTTACACCTTTCAACATTCCATTTAAAGATCCAGCTATAACAGTACCAGCAAGCTTCGTGGTGCCAGACCTTACCCAAAACGCATACCCATTCGTAATAGTTATATTCGGGCCAGGATTTGGTGGGCCAGACACTACCAAGGTACCGGCATGCGTTACCGTAACAGGGCTGGCACCAAGTAGTGATGGCGCATTGAAAATTGCAAAATTAAATCCAGCCGCATTAGTGATGGTAGTGCTACCAGTCAACGAGATTAAAACATTGTCCCAGCTGTGAGCATCAAGTGCTGCGCCACTAGCTGCTACAATACTAGCCGGATTGGTAGCAAAACGAGTTACTTGCGACCCACTTGACGTCCCACTTGTACCAAACTGGGCACCCGAATCTGTAGCGTCAAAACTAACTCCAGGATCACTAACAAGGAAATTACCATTAGCAAAAATTTTGGCCTTAATAGACCCTACTCCAAATTCACCACCTGTTAAGAAGTAATGATTAGCACCCTGAGCAAACCACGTCATGCTACCAGAAGAATCGCCGCGAAGTCCACCACGCAACACACCGTTAATTTTAAAATGAATCGGTGCCACACCAGACGCACTTGTAGACTGTACTGTAACAACAGGAGTATTCTGTGAAGTAGAGGACCCTATTACATTTAATACATTACCTAATTCATCGTAATTACTCGCTCCAAAATTAATCAAACCTTTAGTTCCAGATGACGAGCTAAGAGTTAAAAATCCTCCATTTGAAGTAGCGCCTACAACACTTTGACCAGCACCCTTACCTGTGAACAAATCATTGGTAACTGTATTAGTAGCACGAGTCAAACCGCTGTTAAAAGTCAGCGGACTCTCAAAATCTGTACCTGCAGCTGCAATAGACAGAACACCAGTGGTAGTTGTGTTCTTGACAAGCCCTGTCCCCAACGCACCTAGAAACTGTGCATTCGGCAACATAGTGTCTGTCGTGCCTTGCACAACGAACTTAGACGGCAACAAATTGACTCGTACAGTGGTCGCCGTGGGGAAAATGACTGTCGTGTCAGCAGCTGCGATCGGCAGTGAGTAATCTGTACCAGCAGTGGCCACACCAACAATGCCAGTTGTACCTTTCAGCAAACCATTTAAACTAGCGATACGAACGTTGCCAGCCTGAACCCACAATGATAACGGTTGCGTAATTGTAGCTGTGCCACTCGGCGCACCAGAAATAGCAACCGTAGCAGCTACTCCAATTGTTACAGCGCCATTAAGCACTGGCGCAGCAAACGTATGCTGATTGAAGCCAAGAGCAGTAGCAATCGTAGTAACACCAGTGATGGTTATAGTAGAAGGATCAAAGTACACAGAGTCAAGCGTTGCGCTAGCTCCGCTAGCCACAGTCTGTGACGAGTTAACGCGCAGTCGGTTAGCTGCACCAGGAGCAACAGACAAGCCGACGTTGCCACTAGGTGTAGTTATACGAACAGCCAGTGTATTTCCACTGACACCAAAATTGAGTGGTTGAGAAGGAACTAAGTTGACTACACTTAATGAACCACCAATTAGCTTCTGTATAGCTTGATTGCCATTACGATCAAGTTGAACGCCACTGAAACCACCAACCCAGACGTTGCCAGAAGCTGCTCTGACATCACCACTCTTTACGTAAACAGCCCATTTGTTTTCTTCATCATCCCAGCCATCACAAATTGGCTCGCCCTCGATCCAAAGTGTCGAGATTCCGTCTGGCGTAGGACCAATGTCGTTATCGAACGCATTCAAAAACGTAGGCTGTCCAATCGATACGTATGCAACTCGCGTAGCCGAGTTTATGTTTATGTCTTCGTTGAATGTTACCGTACTACCACGAATGAAGAATGCATCTAACGTAGTTGTGTCGTCTTGATTGAACGTCTGAGTAAGGTCGAAATCGTACATATTCGACGACCCAGCCACACGATTGAAGCCCATACGTGCAGCATTCAAACGTAGTGGACCTTTAGTTGCATTAAAGTTTGCGTCAATGGTTAAACCGTCACCAGACGCAAAACCGCCGTACCACTGCTGATTGCCTGCCTTACCTGTGATGTAGTCTGCTGTAACGTTATTTCCTGTTCGAGTATTACCAGGGGTAGAGAAAGTCAAAGGAACTTCGTAATCAGTACCAGATGCAGCTATAGACAACACACCTGTTGTTGTCGTGTTCTTTACAAGCCCTGTACCTAAAGCCCCTAAAAATTGTGCGTTTGGTAACTGAGAGTCAACCGTACCTTGAACGATAAACTTACTGGTAAACGATCGTGAAAATGATCCATCAAACAGCATATCACCGTCTGAACCATTTTCAATACATCGTCCAATAGCTACAGTGTTCGAGCCAGCAGGAGCACTTACTATGTCACCTGTTGTATTCAGATAGACGAGTGCTGCAACTGTAAAACCAGAGAAGTTTACACTAACACCGCCTGTACTAGGATTAACACCTTCGAACATGCCATTGCGCAGAGCATAACTAGTTCCATTATTAAGTAAACCAGCAGGCTCAGTTACCAGCACATAGACTGCGTTTGTGGCGTCGCTGTCGCTGGAGTTAGCTACTTGTACTTTAGCAATACGCTCTCTACGTACGGTAGAACCACCAGGAACAGCACTTCCACCGACAGTGTGCATATCTGTAAAGCCGATAACCTTACAGATTTTTCCTCTCGCAATTGTCGAACCTGTTAGGTTTACAACTCGCATATGACCGCCATATGCAGCAAACCTAGCTTGTATGCGTAGGTCTTGATTACGCTCTAAAGACCATCCACGGTCTGTGTCAACTTCATCGTTTTCTCCTGGCGCAGGTATATAGCCACCAGATAATTGATCCTTTACGCGAACAACAGCAGTCTGAATAGTCCACAGTAATGGATCAACATTAGTTGTGTCTGTAAGACGAATTATATAATTACCAGAAATGTCAGGCGTAAACGTAACAGCAGGGTATGTGCCAGATTGCGTACGACTAAAGATTTTACCTGTAAGTGTCCAACCAGAGTAGTTAGCTGGGTCTGGCTCGTTACCGTAAATGTCTTGTGAGTACGCAACTACTTCCCACTTCTGAGAGGTGACACCACCAAGAGATGCATTCAATAAAGACACAGCAACACCAAACGGCACGTCTTTTACGCGCGTTGACACTGCATTAATTTGAACTACCGCACCCATGTAATCTCCTTACGCCAACGGTGCAGAGCACGCGCCAGGCGCAATGTGAGCTACAATTACTGTTTTTGTAAATGTGTCAAATACAGAAGCATGTTGTGTAGCAGCATCTTGAGCAGAGATGTGTGCGGCAACATTAGACGCCCAATTTAAAATAAGCGTAGACTGTAAAGCTGCTGTGCCTGTAACAGAGCTAACTAATCCTGCTGTAGCTCCTGTGAATACAATAGGTGGCGTAAGCCAAAAAGCAGTCATAGCAGCAGCAATAGCGCTGGCACATGATGCCGGATCAATTGTGTCTAAAGCTAGTAAAAGTGCAGACTGCATGGTTGCTCTAGCTGAAACCAAAGTTGAGGGATTGACACCTTGGCAGGATTGTGCTGTAGCAGCATAGTCTGCGTAGCACTTTGTCCAGGCATAAGCACATTCGGCTTTGTCGACCGGCCACCTACCTACAACTTCGCCAGGAAACACGAACGCTCCGCTAAATAGAGTTGCTAAACTAACCTGCAATGTTGCACTGTTCAGACTCATGGCGAAGTCTTCTTTACAAACACATAGTTACTAAGCAGTGTGTTTAATTTCGCCTTAAGAGCCGAATAAGCAGCAATGTTCAACGGTGGTCCAGACGGTCCAACCGCTGTTGGGTGTGTCTCAATTGTAATCTGATCAAAGAACTCATTAAAGAAACTAACAAACGTATTTCCCAATACAGCCGCTTCATCTGCATCCTTACCAAGTAATAGTCTTTCTTCAGCTTGGAATGTTGTTTTTGTTTGATCTACTCGTAAGTTGCCAAGAGGAAATACACCTGTCCAGATTGGGTACTTTATATCGGCCTGTCTAAATTCAACCCAAACTCCCCACACGTCACCTTTGGGTGGGATGAAATTGAGTCCAATACCTTGATTGACGAACCATGGAAAACACGGGAGTGCCCAATCAAGCCATTGATTTGCATTGTCGATCCCGCCCATAACCTCCGGGCAGAATAAACGTATCCTTCCTCGTTGCTCTGGATCATTTGTATCTCGTACAAGTCCAAAATATTTGCCATTATATTTCACTTTAGGTTACTTTGAATCTACTGACCTACGTGGACCAAACAGAAAGCCGTTTACACCGTCGTTGACGTCTACACCATAAATCTTAAGCAAATCTCCTGCACCTTTAACACCACTGTCGTTAGTCTTTGGTGCATCTTTGGTGCGTTTAGCTTTAGGTACATTGTACGCGCCACGCTTAAGGTCTAAGCGTGTGTTATACCCATTGCTGTCAATCTTGTGTACAGCGCCATGTCCATACCAAAGTCCGCTTAATCTACGTTCAGGTACCTGAATGCTGAAATTGATCTTCGCACGGAAACGTGGACTACCAATGCACTCAGCTTCAGCTTCAACTGCACGCTCTAAGAAGCTTCTCTTTATAGATGTGGCAAGTTGTTTAGCTTTATTATCTTGTGTAGTTGCACTTGTAATTGAATGATCAGCAGAGTCTTTCAACTCAAGTCCAGTTAATACACCAGTCTCTAGCTCTGCACTGAAGATCGTTTTCTTTTTAGTCTCGCCCATAGCACTTACTTCTCTATCAACAGTACCTTTAGGGTGCGAGTCAACGTCTATCGGGTGTGCAGGCTGTGGTGGCAAATGGCCTAAAGATGTTTTCTGACTAGTAGTCGCATTAGATGCCACACTCTGCGCATGCTTACCTGATTTTGTATTTGCAGACGAGACTTTAACTTTGCCCTTTTTACCTGAGATTTTAGGGTGGAAGCGAAGCAATGGCGATGGCATATAGTCACCACCATATACAAGTTCCACTCTTGGAGCCTCATTACGCTTAGTATCTCTACTCTTGTAGAACAATATACCGTTCTCAATAACAACTTCAAAGTCAGCTTCATCTGCCAGCATATGTAGATACTCCCAATCACTTAAGTTGGAAGGCTGCATATATGGTTCAGGCATCTTATCATTCGAATCATCTACGTCTGACTTTAGATGATATCGCTTAGCTAATTTCTTTGCGATCTCAGATGTTGTTACTAAACCCCAATTTGATGCCTTCTTTACCTGTGTAAGTTTAATAGCTCCAGCAGCCATAAACGTTAACAGACAAACAGGCGCACCATCTTGCGGAAAGTCTGGCTCGTAGAACTTTAGTCTCATCTCACGCGGATTAGACATGTCGTGAGGATAACCCCAACGAAAAATCCAACGTGAATCAATTTCGAACGGATCATTTCTCGCAAAGGCTTCATCATAGCTAATGTGAAGCCTTGCCATATCAACCTTATTCAACTCATCATGAAACTCAAAAGACGTCATACGTTCAATGACTTCTGTGTCAAATACAGATCCAGCCGTGGTTCTAACGATGACCATCGGGTACATATAGTCTGTATAGACATCACCCTTTGCCACTGTTACGTACCTTCGTCAGTGAATGCAGAGTCTCTACGCGGCTGCTCAATAGCGAAATTCAACACATCAAACATCACCATCTCAAACGACGGAATGCGAAGAATAGCTCCTACAACTAACTCTTCGAATGTGTCTACAACCCCTGTAAACTCAGCAATAACCCACCACAAATCAGAGCGTCCACGCAGAAAGCGTGAAGCAATATTACTCCAAGTGTCACCTTCGCGAACCTTGTACTCGTGCAAATCAGGACGACTGCGTCGAATAACAGGTGTACGCGGGTAAGGAAGGTCAAGCCTTTCTGGCTCAACCAATTGACCAGCCATATCAACCTGGCGCATACGCACCGTAAAGTTGTATCGGCTCTCTTCACTTACAGACATTATAGTGGCCCTGCTCCACCGTTATCGATTTCACCACCCTCTACAACATCAAAAGCCTCAGACGATGTAATAAGAGCAGTGCCAAGATCAAATTGAAGTTTTCCAGAGGTGGCTGGTAGGCGCAATTCGTCTGTTGAGAATATACTCTTACGTACAACTTCTGTTAAATCTATCGACACGACAGCGCGCATAGGTTGTAGCTTAGGAGTCATACTTATTACATTAACATTAACAGAGTCTACAACAACTTCAATTCCATTAAACAGTGGCCCATAGTTCAATATGAACCTACCTGGACCACGCTCGGGAAGAGAGTTGCTACGAGAGTCCTGTGGATAAGTCATTGAGCGCCAAGCATTAAGTTCCATGGTTAAGTCTAGCGAAGCCTCACCTGTACCTTCTCGTCGACTGTCAGAGCGCCCTCTGTCAGCGTCAAAGTAGAGAGTAAATGAAATCTTCCTATCACCACCAGAGCCGCCAGAGACAACAGGATGAGATGCACCAGGGACTCTGTGTGAAGACCAAGACCAACCGTCTGTACGATTAATCTCTGTTGGGTTAAACATGAAAAAATGAGCACGACGTGTGCGCAAATTAGTCAGTCTACCTTTATCGACTTTAGGACTAACAAAACCTGCATTGTCTCTCTCAAAACGTGCCACAGGTGGCCCAACAGAGCCTGCACCGCGTTCGACAGGAGCTATACGCGCACCAGCAGGCACACGAGACACCGGGGGAGTCGGATGGCGGAACGCAACGGCGATAACGCCAGCCACGATTGGAGGACGTGGCGCAAGCCGTGAGAACGCAGAAGCACCGCCAGGAGCGAGAGGGTTACGAAGAAGAATAGCCACTACTCTACATCCTGAGTCATGTTGAACGTACCGCGAGCACCAGCAATCTCGTAGCGCTTAAGCGCAGCTTTCTCACCGTCTACATAATTGTGGATGTTTATAACAGAGTTAGTACCACTAGCACTACCTGCCTCTTTTCTTGCTTGTCTTTTCTGTCTTAACTCTGTGGTAGTTGCAGATGTAGCCTCAGCTTCAGCTTTGCGTTCTTTGCCGCCGAAGAAGGCATCTTCAACTTTCTCTCCGTAACCTTTATCTAATATAGGTGCCAGTTTTGAACCTGCATAAACTCCAGCGCCAAATGTTGCTGTTTTAGCAGCAACAATTACACCAAGTGCGCCAGCAACAACCATTAAAGCAGGTTTATTCTCTACAATCCATGCAGTAATTTGAGCTAAAGCTGAGACAACAGTACCAATAGCAACAGCTATAGCTGTCATTACTTCACCAATGGTTTTACCTGCATCATGCCATTTATCAGATGATGTTGTAGCTTTCATACCTAAGCTAGCAAGAATTCCATCTACAGCTTCCCACGCTGGCATAAACGCTGTCTGAATAATACCTATGTTATTCATAATGGCGTCTTTGATGCCGTCCAACACACGACTAACACGATAGGCAAACATACCGATCTTGATTATAAGACCAAGCACACCTTTTTCGTTAGCTAACTTAACTGTCTCTTCGCTTAGTTGTGCTGTATGCCCAGACATTGTGGAGAGGATCTCCATTACGCCAATAGACACAATTCTAAATTTATAGAAGGTGTCTATAATCCCCTCACCGCCTACAGCCCACTTACCAATAAGAAATGCTCCTAATGATAGGGCAGCTATAATTGCCCCCATTGGACCAGCATATACAAGTGCCATTAAGGCGACTTTCAAACCTATAACAGTAGCTATTATGCCAGTTAAAATTGTAGCAGCTATAGCAAATTGGGCTACAATCTTTATAATGCCAGGATGTGTGCGTAGTATTTCAAACAAACCAAGTGCCACGTCTTTGACAAACACAGCAGCAAACCCGAGCTTCTCGCCCATATCTGCAAAGACATCTTTCATCGCATCTAATCGATGAATATTCTCTTTAAGAATAATACCATCAGGATTGCCAACAAAGAAATTCTGAAACTCACGAAGTGATACTTTTAATGAATTCATCATTGGTTTGCCGAATGTGTTCAGCAACTTTTCCCCAATGTCTGTCATCTGCATTGAGATGAATTCCCAGGTACTCTTCATAGCATCGGCAGCGCCACCGAAGTCACGAGCTAACAGAGGAGCAATACGACGTAGTCGTTCTTGTTGATCTCCTGCGCCTTGCATTGCAGCTTTATACTCTTTGATTACGCCAGCAATCGGATCAAGGTGTCGCTTAGCTGAGTTCCAGTCACCGTTCAACAAAGCCATCAAACCGAACTTAGCTGAACGAGTTCCAAACTGAAGCTGAGATGCCATATCACCAATAACGTCTACTAACTCTAACGATTTGGTTTTAGTAGAGTCCATAAGCTTAGGCATCTCTGGGTCAAATATATTAACCTTGCCCATGAGCTTTAAATCTTTGGTAATATCTATAATCTCTTTTGTAGTCTGTATAGACCTTAGACCAGCTTCCTGTGCAGCCTCAAAGACTTTATGAGCGTCCTCACCCATGTCCCTGAAAGCAAACATAAACAGAGCTTCTGTCTTCTCCATCTCAGCCGCTGTACCAACTAGAGCCTTAACAGACCCTATAATAGCGTCAGACATAGCTGAGAAGGCATGGCCAGAAATGTTCTGCATGGCCATAAGACTAAGATGCATGTTACTAAACATGCCTGATAGTCTTTGCAAGCCCGACTCAGCTTGTTTGGTGTCTGCGTAGAACAGAATACCAAATCTGGATGTGAAGCTATTCATTTCTATTTAGGTGGTGTAAACAGCACTCTCTTCGATCGCTTGTTTGTGTCTTCTATTGGTGCAGAGTTTTTCTGTGTTTGGGCCATCAAATATCTTGATAGTTTCATTCTACGTTTAGATGTTAATGCAGCTATCTCACTTGGTTGCCACCTTAGCTTAACGCCAAGTAACAACATGTCTAAATCTAGCGCTGTAAAATTCTCATGCTCTCCGTCGTAGCTAGCTAGTCTGGTGAGCCCGACGAGAGGAGAAAAAAAGAACTGTCAAGCCTCAGAGCACCTGGCACAACGTTTCTACACTTAGGACACTGAGCGCTGTAGCTCAAATCCACCCCGCCGTTTGCTTGCTCCATTACCTTGCGTAAAGACGCGCGGTCAAAGCTGCTCATCTTCTGCAAGTCACGAGGAGCAGGAACCTTCTTGCCGTTTATAGATACCATGTGCAGCCACATGATAGCAGACACAAGCTGTGTCGGGTAGCGAGTCTGCAACTCACTGATCAGCTGATCATCACTAGCGTGCAATAACCGGAACTTAACTTTATCTCCACTTTGTGGAAGAACAAAGTCATACTCTGCTTTAGCTTCAACAATAGGCTTAACAGGAAACGTGCTTAAATCAAGAACGTTATTCCAGTCCTTGCCACACATTTTTTGCAAACAGTGTTGCGTGAAGCGAATCTTGTCACCTTCAGGGACAGAGATACAACGCAACACTATCTGCGCAAAAGCGCGATCCGTAGCAAACATACCGTCAAGCACCTTGTAAACGTCGCCTACTTTAGCAGTAGCAACGTCGTATGGCCCAAGTTTGACGAGGCAGTTAGCCAGAACGTCTCGCATTTTGTTGACTTCGGTACGACCGTCGTCTACCAAGATGTCTTCTTCTACGCCTGTAGTTGGGCGCAAAGTAATAGCTTTATGTAATACTCCACTAGCATCAAGGTATCCTCCAGGTAAATCTAAAGGAAACTTAACGTTAGTAGAAAACGGCGAAATTAAAGCCGCTGGTTGGTCCTCCGGTGTCTCTTCAGTATTTTCCATGTCGCCCATATGTCAATTCTCCTGTGCATGACTATCTCAGTGCAAATAAAATAACAGTCAAACTTCGTTTAACTAAACGACTTTCTGAAATCCCTCGTATGTCAATACCATCTCTTCAATTGCATCGTCACTACTGGTAGCGTTCATGTCTGGTGTCTTAAATCGCGACGGAAAAGCGTTATGTACGCGCCAACGAATAGCTTCCAAACCGCCACGCTCGAATACAACAATGTCAACATCGCGACGGAAGTCGCGCACGTCAACACCAAGAGACTCGACATCAAACACCTCTTGAGACCAATTGTAAAGATCATTCTGCCCCTCATCCATCACCTGCCCACGCTTCAACGTAATGTCGCTGAACTTGGACAAGCCAGGTGATTTGCGAGGAGTAGAGTTGTCTCCACCTTCACGATACTCTGTAACGTCAGAGGTACGTTCAAGGCCAGAGCATTCCATGAACCCAGCCTTAGCCATTCCGTTGATCTCAACAACGAATCTAAAAACCTTAAGGGGGTCCTCAACGCTAGTTCTACTCATGTATACTACGCTCCTCTAAACCCTTGCCCAACAACATGGGTGGTTCGTTCTTTGTTATCTTGTTTAGTTTTTGCTTTGTGGCATGTACGACACAATGGTTGACAATTATCGGCACATGTTAGCCCACCTTTAGCGATAGGAACAATGTGGTCAAATTCAAAATATTTAACGTTATCTTTACCACCCCACCCACAAACTGCGCACAGATAGTCATACCTGACAAGAGCGTCTACACGGTCTGCCATTAAAAATTTGCGCCTAATAGTATTTATACCTAACTCCAACTGTGCAGAGCTTTTGGAACTATTCGGGTGGTGTCCATGCGCGTATTGAGGCACACCTTTACTGTGGTAGTCTCGTTGTAACTTAATAGTTCTGTCACATCCTCCACACTGACACTTAAACTTACCTTCGTTGTCTATCAACCACTGCTTTATAACGTCTGGTCTTCCTTTTATAAGCAACTTTATTTTAGGATCTCTAGTTGCGTGACCAACTATAAAGCGCGGGTATTTACCATATTTCTCACGCATCTTACCGTGATAGACAGTTTTTGGTAATAGCAGACCACAGCCACAAGCACACGCTCGTTCTATGCCAAACCTTCGTTTAATGAGACCGAACGGCATGGTTTAGTTGTTAGTCTCAACGCTGGTACGTGACATTTATATCTCCTAGTAAAGTTACAGATTAAAGACCAGCAGCCGCTAATTCTGCATCGGCGCTACGCGTATCCTGTCGCAATTCAAAGGTAACAAACTCGGCAGGTCGTGAAACAGCCAAGCTAACACTACACACGAGTTGTCCAGCATTAATTACAGAAGGTGGATTGTTGTCTTCATCACACTGAACTATAAAAGCGTTCGATGCTTTGTCACCCATCAACACACCCTTGCGCCACTGGCGCAAGCAGAACGCGGCCACAGTCTTACGCACCTTACCGCGAGTCTGTGAGTTGTTCTCTTCGAACACAACCCACGCTGTACCTGCATCTAACGACAACTTGAAAAAGAGGAACACACGGCGCACGTTTATCTGCCGGAAGTCACCCGACGACAACGTACGCGAACCATACGTAATCGTCCCCTGCCCAGTAGGTGCAATAATCGGGTTAATGTTGGCAGGGTACAGCAAATCACGGTCAGTTTGAGTAAGCACACGTTCTGGTCCAAGAGCATTAATCAATCGCCCATCCGGCGTTCCTGCAGGTGCTTTCTGCACTCCGCGCGTAGCGTCTGTGCGAGCGTAGTCACCCATAATCATACCTTCAGGAGTATGGTCAACAAGCTGACCAGTAGTTGCATCAGCAATCTTTATCCAAGGATAATATACAGCAGCGTACTCACTGAACAAATTAGCCGTAGTTTGCACATAAGTAAGAGCCTGTATAGGTGTTTGGCCTTTGTTAACAGCCAGAATAGCAAATAGCGTCTTACGTGCTTCAGCGTATGTAATAATTCCGTTATGCACAGCTAGTGTAGGACGTCCAGGGATTGCTAAAAGATTACCTTGGCTAATGACATCAAACGAGTATAAACCAGTGGCAGAAGCAGAACTTCCAACATGGTCAACATCATTAGGTGTAGTACCGTCAGAGCCAGTAGTTAGTGGCTGACTTGTAACAACAAGCGGACGAGGATCAACGGCATTAGTTGCAGCCAACGCACTGTCAGTTGTAACTTCAATCTGACGTACAGGATCTTTATTGTTGATTTTATCCTTGAAGTATAACTCTCCAGCCAACGTTGACATAGCAAGGCGAGAAATTCTCTCAATAAACGATCCTTCGCGCAAGATCGATATGTCAGACTCTTCAAGAGTAACTGTGCCACCAGACGCAATAGCACCAGTAGGCGTAGTTGATATAAAATATACCAGCTTTTGAGCTGAATCAACTCGTGTAACAACTACACGCGCGTGCTGTGAAGGTGTACCAGCATCTGCAAGAAGAAGTTGAGCACCAACGTAAACTCGTCTAACGTCGTCAAGAGGTGCAGACAACTGCGCAGACGCAGCTAACAGTGCCGTTGTTTTCGCAATCAGAGTGTTAACTCGTGCAGTTGTGACAGACAGAGCATTGCCGTGCTGGCCATGTGACGACGCAGAGATAAGCGCTGTATTCGCAGGACCATCACCTTGCAATTGATAAATAGCTTTAACAGCATCGAGCGTAGTTGCATCAGTGATCGTTGTATAGTGCCCAACGCGAGTAACCCACAGAGACTTGCCGCCGTTATCGAAGAATCCTTTAACACTTCCAGGCAGCGGGCTACCAAGGTAGTAGTTACCGAAAATTCGCACGTAGGTACCAAAGTCACCGATAAGTTGTGCATCATTGATTGGCCCACGTTCGGCAATGCCAAGCATCAAACCAACAGCTGTGGATGCACTGGGCACATCGTTGGGAGCCGTGCGCGGCTCTGTAAACTGCACACCGGGGCTTAACATTTCGGCCATCTGTAGACTCCCTTGTTTGGTACCGACTATTTATCGGTACAAAATTAACTTAATCTTGGTCTGTGTGAATCTGCCGAATGGCAATATCACCAACAATACATCCATTAACAATATCAGAAGACGTAGCGTCGCTCTCGGCAACCATAGCCACGTCAGTACGACCTGTAGTGTCTGTAGACATAACAGGCATAAGAGTTATAGACTTGCCACTAAGCAGGTTGTACACATGCTGCTGGCGTGTCTGATTAGTAATTTCAAAAGCCATTATAAAATCCCCACAGTTAACTCTGGTTGTGTGATAGTTCGTTTCAAGGTTACAACTTCAGTGTTATCAAGGAATGTCTCAACAACATAAGTGTAAACCCACGAGAAAGCAGCCTTCTCGGAATCTTCAAGCGTTGGCTCGTCATCGTCCATGCATATGACGGACTGTAGAGCCATCTCACATACTTTAGGTTCGCCACTCTCCTGAACAAATTTAAGAGCACCACGGGCTGGAAATGTCTCAAGTATAACTCGATTTAATGCGTAAGATTCAATCGCCTCTTTAGACCAAGACCTGACCTCAAACATCAAATCAAAAGGCTCTGGATTGTCTCTTACACTTAACAAAGTTGGTCCTTCTTTTGTTACTCCTGGCATTTTCTTACCAGACCAAGTAGTCTCTGTGTAAGACTTAAACGATGTAGAAACAGGGTCTCTAAACTGATCTGCTCGCCATATGTAGCGTTGTGGTGCAAAACTAAAGTTTACCAACTCAAAAGACAAAGATGGCCACGTTTCAACAATACGCCTACCTCGTGTAGCAAATCTAAACACAGGTATCTCTGTCTTAACGCCGTTAAACGAAATATGACGACTACCAAGCCTAGTCTGAGACTTAGCCATGTCGCCACGTACACCGTCAAAAGCGGCGGTCTTAAAACCACGACCAATACCACCTAAATCAGCCGTCTGTAACGTAGGCTTAACAGGGTCAATGCCTAATAGAGCATAGCCAACTGCTATGTCTACAGAATTGAACGGCATTAAGTCTTAAAGACGTCTTTCAAAACGTCTAAACCCCTATCACCAACCTGTGTTTTTACCCACGCCTCTGTAGTACGCCAATGCGGACGTGGTGGCATTCTAGAAGTACCAAATTCAAGATACGTTGCCACTTGTTCTAGTGAAGCACCCTTATTACGACGTCTCGTTACATGTCGACTGCTATCGTCGCCTTTAAGTTTTGAGCCCTTCTTTAAACCTAGACGATAACCACCTTGGTCTTTAAGTACGCCAAGTTGTAAAACATACTCTTGTGAATTCATGAGTATTGGTCTACCAGGAGGCTTAGTTGAAGCATATGGTGCTGACAGAGGTGCCAACGTTAGCCGCTGTAGAACTATATCTTCTACAAGATGTCCATAAGCATCATCAGCTAATTTCTTTACAGCTTTATTGCCTTCTGTGCGTATTTTTCCCTTAGCTTGGCTAATCGTGCCAGCGAAGGTACCCCAACCACCTGTTGTTTTAACAGTAATCATACTTAGCCTGTATACTGAAAAGCTTGCACAATCACGTCTTTTAAGCCACTAGCAGACGACAGCACAGCGTCATAACGCGTGCCTTTAGCTGCTGGGCTATTAAACGTAGGAACAACAGCCGTCATTGTAGTTGGGTTCAACACTGTTGGCACAATAGTTTTGCCGCCAAGTGTAAGACCAACTGTAGAGTCAAATCGTTCACCCTTCACAGTAAACGTTGAGCCAGCCAAGCCTAAAATAGGTGTAATAGGTGTCGTTATTGCGAACAAAGCGCGAAGACTCTTTGTTTTAGCTGACACAACATTAGAAGGCACAACTTCATAATTCATTCCAATTATATACAATCGCCAATAGTAAACAGTATCTGGCTCAAGTGGTGGTGCCATAATAACAGAGTCGGGTGCCTGTCCAGCTTGATCACCAGATCCTACATCAACAAACGTAGTCGCTAACTGACCAGCCTGGTACATATAACTACTTGCATCTCTAGAACTATACGGGCCATAAGACCTATATACTAACTTCGATGTAGACGGATGCTTAAATTGTAGTCTAAGAAGTTCAGATGTGTGATAATTTGATCTGTAATACGTGTCTTGTCGCTGAACATCAGGCACAGTGTCACGCCAAAGTTCATACGAGTAAAATCTAATGTCGCTGTTTCGATCCCAACGCAAAGTAACTTTTGTATCTTCTACATCGTCAGGTGCTATCTCAAGTAACTTACTGGCTGTCAACAAACCTTCATTAGACAGAGGAGCCATGAAGCCATTGCGTGGTGACCGGCGCGAAAATGTGCCAATAACTACATCGCCTTGGTCTACCTTATTCTCGTCAAGCTTTGGGACAGGGATCGCGCGTTGCTGTCTGCGTATATCGTTCGCATATGCAACCTCTAAATCACGCGCCACCTCAAGAAGCTGGTCTGCACTGCTCTGAAGGTTTCGCCGTTTAGCTGCATCACTAGCCAGCCTACGAGAAACCTCAGCGTGGCCCAACATCAGAACGAATATAAACTCATTCTGAGGCAGAGTTTCTGGAGTATATGAGACATTGTGTCGTCGACAAGCGTTGTCGACAATTTCAAGCATCTCATCGTCGCTAAACAGATGATGCTTTAACGTTGCAGCTTCATCAACGATTGACATACTGCCGACAATTTCTAAGTCATCGGCAGGATGATTCGGCTCTATATCACTCTCAGCTACTGCTCTGTAGCCAGGAGTATCATTTATAGCTTCTATTAACTGCTTAACAGAGAAAGATGATGTAGCTTCAAGGTCTATAGCCAAATCTTCAGCTATACGACCATTAAGAACGTTGCTCTGTAACTGTCGATTAGTGATACTAATAAGACAATCAGTAGCTGCTTCGTCTATGCACTGCAAACGAAAGGCTACACGGCTAACACGCTCATCCATTACGCGGCGTCTAAGCTGCGCAACTAGAGACTGAGCAATGCCCACCGTATAGCCTTTCGTGTAGAGAGGTTAATAAAACTAGAGAACTAACAAATACCCTTTTCCTGAAGATGTGCTCTAACACCAGCTGGGACCTTAACAGGAACACCTTTAAGAAAAGAGTACATCTTCGGCCCAATACGACACGATGTAAGCGTAACGTGCGGTACGATTGTTACAAGTTTCTCTTCAACTACTGCAACCACGTCAGCCACTTCAATCTCTTCGATCTTAGGCTCTGACTTGGCTGCAGTCGGTGTTTCAGATGCTTCATCATCAGACAATTCAGCAGCAGTAGCAACAGCATCATCATCGTGTGGCTCTACAGCTTCGTGTTCTGTCGATTTAGCAGCAGTATGCTGCTGTCGTCTAGTAAACGCCATTTCATGTACTCCTGTTCAATATACTGTTGTTTAACGCTCAATCACAATCAAAACACGGTTAACAGCACCACCTGTCTCATTCTGTACAGTCAAAGTCTTAGTAGCAGCAGCATAAGACCAAGACCAACCTGTACCGCCAGCAATTACAGACACTGACTGTGACACATAGGTGCGAGCCTGGTAATCTGCTGCCGTTCCTGGGAACAGAATAACAGTTTGCGCCGTACCACCAACAACACGAATGGCAGAGCGTGGCAATGTTGCGAAAATAGAAACTCTATTGGCTGTCAAACCAGCAACAGCAACAGCAGTCTTCTTGAACGTTGTATCAGCATTTAGCGATGCAGCAACCTGAACAGCGGTAGCGGCGCCGTTGGTAACACCGGCTAGTGCGTGCGTAAACTGCACAAACTTGCCAGTTCCTCCAGCATCAACCTGATACAGAATAGTATCACCGTTATTAACAGCCCAGTTCGCGTTGACAGTGTTAGTAATATCGCCACCAGTGTGACGAAGCACTGTAACAGTACGAGGCGGAAGTCCAGACTGGCCTGCACCAGTAAAGACGTAGGCAGTTGTGTCATCATCAGGCATCGCCAGCGGAACCTCCAATAGAATTGGAGATTCTTGAAGAATAGACTCGTTGATGCCAGGGTGAGGGGCATCAATGATAGGAACATTCGCAACTAAAGCCATGTTTGATTCTCCTTGTTATCTTTTGTTAGAGATTACGCCGTTTCAGCGATCACGACGTTATTATTCTCTAAGATTCCTTGGCCAAAGATAGAATACCAAGCCAAGCCGTGTTCACGGCCGAAGTCTTCAACGCCGTTATCACGAAGCTCAACAGGTAAAGCGGTCGCATGACCAAGAGCATACTCGCCAAAAAACACAGCCTGATAAACATCAACAGTGCCACCAACACCAGCGTTGTCAAGAACAGCCGAGTATCCGATGTCAGCGAAGTCACCAGTAATAGCGTCAACAGCAGAGTTTTTGCCGTTCGGCATAACAGTTGTGCTGATGAATCGTGTATCTTCGTAACGACCAATCTCTCCTGTGTAGATCTGAGTAGCCCCAGAGTACAGCGAAGCATTAATCCAGTCGTTATCGTCTCTCAACCCACGAGCCTGATGTGGGTGCAAGAAACAAATGTAATGGTCGCCACCCCACTTAGGGACGTTATTGGTCTCAAGAACCTCAACAGCGTCTTTAATCACGCGAGTATCAAACACAGCAGTAGCAGCAATAGTCACACGAGAAGTACCACCAGCCGCATAAATAACGTTTGTGCCCAGCATGATCGCGTCACGCAGAACGGTATCAAGCACAACTGCCATATCGCGACCAAGCAACAGCGACGCAGCCGAAAGCTGGTCGTAGAACGACACCTGCAACAGGTACTCGCTAAATCCGATGGCATTACCATACTCGTCCACAGTAATGGCTTGAGACGTCAGGCTCATAGCCTGCGTTTTCATGCGCACACCTTCGACAAGCTTTCCACCGCGCTTGATATTCCCGTACTTGGGAATCAAGATCGTCTTTCCAGGCTGCACACCAAGTTCTGTCTTCTTGGTAGTGAACTGGTCAAACTTCAGCACTGGAAGGGCTGCAAACCATATTTCGGCAGAGAACACGTCGCGGGTAGCGTCAAGCATCTGGTTAAAACCAGGGCCTGTAGTGACGGCTGTATTGAGTACGCTGGGCATTGGTCCTTACTCCTCGGTTGTCTTGTTAAATGTATCTAAACGTTGTATGCGTTTAGATTTTGACTTGTTTCCTACGTTGTGCGTTCCATCGGATTACGACCGTCGAATACAGGGGTTCTCATTGCAACTCCACCATATTCAGGATGTGCTGTTGGCCTACCGCTAGTGACTTCTGCGCGCCCAGCGTGCGCTGGATTAGCAAGAGCGGTAGTAGCGTGCTGAATAGCCTGTGCTCGCATCTCTGCGATTGCAGATCCTTCAGCAGGTGCTGGTGCCATCACAGGCTGAACACCTGTAGCACTAACTGGTTGTGTTGTTGCAATAGGAAGAGGCTGTGGCGCAGAAGTACGCATATTAGGATTCATCACAGGGCCAGTAGGGTGTCCTGTTGGCTGTGTAACTTGTCCATGCTGCTGTTGCGGCACATACGCGCGTGGCATGTTGGCAAACGGTACGCCGGCAGGAGGTACTCTCCCTTGTCGTACAGCGGCCAGCAATTCAGTACGATTCTTCGCATAATCACCACTACGCACTGCTTCAGGGGACGTAAGCTCTGCTACTCGCGCAACAAAAGCTTCTGATCCTGGATCAGCGTTAGGAATTGGTGATGCGTTCAACGGCGCAGGAAACGCCGCTGGTTGAACCGTAGGTGTAACAACAACAGGAACAGCGGTAACGGAAACTGGTACAACAGTCCCGCCATTAGTGCCGTATTGCTGCTGAAACTCCTGAAGGTACATTGCTCGCCGTCTAGACTCTTCAGCCGCAGACGCTACGATAGATTGTTCGATCTCCTGTTCTGTAGACCCAACAACCATTTCGAGCACAAGCTTCGTACCTTTGTCTTTTTCCTCGCGTAACCTACGATCTAAATAACCTTGTAGTTTGGCATTTTTGAGTGCAGTAGCATAATTCTGCCTATCAACGTCTGCCTGGCTAACAAGAGCATTAAATCGTTCAGTTGACTCTGTTACCTGTCGCTGAAGGTCTTCGATCATCTGTACCATCTTTTCGTCTGGGCTCATCTTTTCAGACAGCTTTGACTTAAGACCTTTGATCTCTTCCTTCAACGATTCGATTGTCGCGTACAGTTTCGTCTTCTCCTCAGACCTAGCATTTTCAATCAATGTACGAACTGTTGGATTATTGATGTCAAGTGCTTCGGTCGAAGGTGTACTTGCCGGGGATTCCACAACAGGTGTCAAGTCTTGCCCAACAACGCCGTTAAGCGTTGGTGTGCTCTGTGCTAAAGTCGGTGCTAAATTTGGCATAGTTTCACCTACAAACGTTTAATGTTTTAAATCAACCTACCTTTTAGGTAATTTTATCAACTTGTCGATCTTCAAATGTAGCAATAGGAATAGTGGATTCACCAACAAGGGATCCACCACGCACAGGGCCTTGATTACGCGGATTCGAGGTATTCGGTCTCTCGTTTAGTTCCGCTGCAAAGATAGACCCCGCACCAGACGTTTCTCCCTGAGATGTTCCGTACGCATTCGGGAACCGCCCCGAACGAGTAGCCTTCACCATGTTGCTACGTGCTTTGCCTTGTCCTGTCGCCATTTGCTTACTCCTTTATTAGATTACAGAGAATCTTTACTTACCTAAAGATAGCCGTGTTTTCGTAACATGTCCGCTCACTGGCTTACCATCAACACCTTTAGACCCGTAGTCGGGATTCAAACCAGGTGCTGGGCCATAGTCAGCAGGAGACGAATCAGGACACGTCTCTACCTTGGAGTGGTCGTAAGGTGGAACATGGCGATTTGCACCAACAATCCCACCAAAACCGCGATCGTCGTACTCTTCTTCCATGCCAGTGTCTGGTACGGCTCTCATGATGGTTAAACTATACGGCGTATTATCCGAAAGAGGCAACTTTAATTCTGTTGACCTGTGGCGCATATACTGTACAGTTGCACAGCATCAGTTTAAACATACTCATTTATTGTCTCCTCCACAGTTAAATGCACCACTAAACACAGTGTACCTGGACATACGATATGCAGAAGACATACGACCTTGGCTCTCTGCACCTCGTATTCTTGTCAAATCGACTTGTCCTAGCTTCTCTTCTTCGCCAGGCTCATACACTATTCCACCACCAGGAAGAACAGTATAACGTCGTGGATCAGCTTGCACTTTATTCGTAATACGTGCAATAAAAGGTGCAACTGACTCTTCTGCGCACGTTCTGTACAGAGGCAGCCTATTACTAGATTGTCTACCACCAACTACAGCTAGTGTAGAAGCATCCTGAGATACCTCTGGTGTTAACAACAGAGAGAGTGGTGATTGTGCGAAAGTATTCATAACTACTCTTCTTTGGTAGATTTCTTCAGCGGTTTAACGTCATCAGCTTCGTTCATTTCAACCGAATCAGCTTTATCTGACTCGCGTTCTTCAGTTATGTCGCCAGCAAGGGGGCCAACCTTTTTACCAACCTTTTTCATTGCTGCGCGACCTTTAGCTGTTTTTGCGCTTATCTTATATGGGTTCATGTTACCTGTCCCCCTGTTTGACCTTGATTACCAATTGGCAAATCAGCATTTTGAACTTGTAACGCAGCAGATTTATTAGAAGCATCTTCTGCTGCGGCGGCATCTACTTGGCTCTGTGCCTGGCCAATAGCATCTGAAGCTTCATCTTCAATCTCTTTTTCCATAGCTTCTGGATCTTCAACTTCAGTTATCTGTTTCCTAATCCACCGTTTAGAAACCCAGCCATTCTTCTGATACTTTTCCATAAGATCAGCAACAAGCTGCTTATCCTTTGGAACAGTATCATTGAAAAGAACTGTGTTAAAGTATGGATTCAGATACTCACTACGTTCACAACCTGTTGGCACAACGTCTACAACAGTATCTGTACTAGAAATTTCATTACCAGTAACTGTATCGTACTGCACAATTCGCAGAGTGACCTTTTCAGGTTCGGCAGGTAGCTCTATAGCCTCCATAGGCATTTGAGGTACCTGCGCAATAGGTGTTTCTGGCTTAAACCCCTCTATACGCTTTTCAGCACCTGTTTCAGGGTTAACAGATACTTCAGGTGGAACCTGTTTCAGTAATTCTTCGTGGTCTTGTGCTGCTTTTTCATCAGCAGACATAGACGGCGTAGGGTCCCAAAACGAAGGTGCATGAACACCAGCTTCAGCTTTAACTTGAGAAAAAGTCGCTTCTTCTACCTTTTGTCCGAACGAATGCTGACGTACATACTTAATCTTTACATCGTCCGGATTCATAAATTCGAACGTTTGAGGTTCGACCATATAACATTTTCGACGTTTGCCTTGATATGGCTCAACAAATTCTACTATGCGCCCACCGCAATGGCGGCACAAATCGGTTCTCAGGATAAACGAAGGGTCTACAGTCTCTTTTATACGAAGAATATAGTAATTGATTTGCTCAATACCAGGTTGATATGTAGTCTTCTTACGATTAGTTTTCTCGATCAAAGGCTGATGCTGTGTGTGCAGGGCAGTACCGGATGTATTTGATATAGCTTGAGCTTCACCTAGCGTAGCTGCCGGTGTTTGTGCAATTTCAAGCATTGAATTCTTTATAGTACCAAAGTAGTTCAAACTAGCAGCAAGATCACCTTGCAATTCTAGGTTGTATACTTTAGCGTCAGCAGGTAAACCAGACCAAATATTACGAGCAGATCGGTCTAAATTTCTAACTTTAGCTCCCTGTATAATTGTTACAGGGGCAGCATGGTAATTAACTATATCTGATATATCAGTCGCCTTCTCATTCAATTCTCTATTGAGATCGACAACGTTAACCACGTCACTCAAACCGTAATATTCACCTGGCACACTCTTGTTCTTAATGTGAACAAGGCTAATTTCGCCAAGTGGATTTGGTTTAGAGATCCTTTCACCGCCTTGAAACTGCTCTATAATCTCTGTGGCTGTAATAGTCTGTGTCCAGCGACGAGCTTGCAGTTGCCGACCCTGCTGTTGACTACCATCTTGAATGTCTGTGTTACGATCGTCGTAGAAAATTGTCTCAATTCGTACCGCTTTTAGTACATCTATATTCATAGGGTCCCACTGAGGGTACACCTGTTCGCTACCTATAAGCTGAATGCGTATACGACCTTCAGTATGTGGATTAATACGCTTCGCCTGCGCAGTAGGTTCAACATAGGTAACAAGAATAAACGCATCACCAGTTACACCGCCGACAGTTCCAATATCATACAGAGTCTGTCCCTGGTTATTGTACTCCCAAACCTCTTGCAACACAGGCAGCGTGTGATCTTTTAGAGCGTCAGGTACCTTAATTGTCATATCTTGGCCAACTAGCCAAGCTGTAGCTTTGTCTACAAGAAGCTGAACATAGTTCAGTGTGACAAGAGGCTCTCCATCTTCGCGTGTGAATTGCCAATGCTGACCGAGGTAGAAGCGCCAATACTCTGTGTATCTCTTAAGCCGTTGCATCTCTGCAGCTTCAAGATTTAAAAACATGCCTAGTTGACTAGGGTCTATAACGCGCTGGAAAGCTGAGCCTCCACCAGACCCAGCAGAAGTAAAGGCACCGAAAGTCATTGACATAAACTAGCCTGCCTTCTTCCCGACCATACGTCTCCACCAAGACAGAGGTGTTACATTACCTTCCGGTTCATCTTTTGCAGTTTCAGGTAACTTAACAGTGTCAGAGGTAGAAGGAAAAGCGCCATGTGATAGGTGTGGAAATTTACGTTCCACAACTTTAGCTACAGGTGTTTTATCAGCCACGTTTAATCAGCAGGTTTTTGTGACCTGTAGCAATATGATGATTAAGTGCCTTACTAGATTTAGGCGGACTAGGCTTAGCCTCTCTAGTTAACTTTTGTTTTGGCTTGTCTTCCTTTTTAGGTAGCTGCTTGACTATTAACTTAGGAATTACTGGCTTAACAATAGGCTTAATAATAGGATGCGCGAGCCCATGCCCACTAGGATGCTTTGTATTACCGTGGTGAAAGTATTGAACTTTACCATTACGACTTATCTCAAATTTAGCCCCTCTTGAACCAGGGCCTCCAACTTTCATAGCCATTTAAGTTTCTCCTTCGTCTACATCACCATCAGGCGCTGCAAGGCGTTGATTTCGCGCGTAGCGATACGCACCTGCTCTACCAACACCAGCGTAGCGAGCCAGAAAATCTTGCGTTCGCATTGACCGATTCTGCCTGTATGTCTTAGGATCTTCTCCTGAAGACTTACGTGCAGAGTATCTCTTCTCTACAAGGTCTGTATTCAACATTCCCATCAATACAGTGCTACGTTTATTTCCAGTTTCAGCATCAAAGACTGTTTCAAGATTATGTACATTCTCTTTTGTTGCACCAGCTTGTGCAGCTAGTACATGCATAACATGCCACTCAATTTTACGTTCTAACCAAGCGACTATGCGTGCATACATACGAACAAGACGACCCCTCCACCCTGCTTTAGACAGAATGGAAGGGTCAATCTCACGACCGTAGTAACGAATAACCATAAAACTATCTAAGTCGTATATGTCCTAGATTACCTGTAACTAAAAGAACTACCAAAATAATAACTATAACGCCTAAGGGCGACCATCCATACGATCCGTATGTTCTGCCACCACTATTGGACCAAAACCCACCACAAGCGGCAACAACAAGCAAAATAATGAGTATAGTCAATATACTCATTTAATTATATTCTTAAGTTTTAGTGGAGTAGTGCGACGAAAATTACGAAACTCAACTCCTCCATTAACGTCTTGACGATGGGCTTTACCAACACCAAGAGCTAAACCTTCAGACAAGCTAGGCTGAGGCAAAGGATCTGCCATCAGATTTACTGTCTGAACAGTTACTTTAAAACCACCCCTATGTCCTGTTGCCATTACTTCACCTCGTGTTATGTAGCAGGTTCAGATGTAAAATCTACAACCAAAACAGCCGATTGAAGATCTTTGATCAAAACCCTCAATTTAGCCTGGTCTGTACCTGCGTCTATTAACTGCAGTAGTAAACCCTTTATAAACGTAGAACAACCCTGTTTAGTAGGACTACGTTCAAATTCAGCTACTAAAGCATAAACATTACCAGACATACTAAATTACAACTTAGGTGACAGCAACACCAACAGAAGCTCCGACAGTCCACTGAGTACCATTCCAGAAAATCTCAGCAGTATCAGTCAATGCATCCCAGATACCGAGTGATGTACCTGTAGTAGCGCCACTCTTGAATGTTCCAGCAATAGTACCAGAAGGTGAAGTTGCAGCAACAACTTGCCTAATAAGTTTGCGTTGGCCGATCTTCGTGCCAGCAGCCAGTGTGTATGCAACTGTACCTGTAACACTCAGATTGGTAATCAGAATGTTAGGATTCAGAGGACCGGCAGCAACAACAGTTTCCTCAAGTGAGGCTGCTGTTCCGTCACCGGACATCGAATCCAGAGCAGCGTCATGCTCGGCAAGCTTATTGAAAAGCAGATCGCGGTTGGCAGAGCTAATCGGGAATCGAATCTGACGTTTGGTGATGTTGGTACGTGCCACGGTGAACCTCCTCAGGACGAGTTTCCGGCGTCAAAGCGAACCGATCGCCATGACTGCGCGTTTGTCCTAAAGGTAGCACCGGATTTGCGTTTTACGCAACAGATACGTCAATCGATGTCAATGCCGCCTGCGCACGTACCGACTTTCGCGACTATTTCCGCGAACGCCAGGGTGACGCCGACTGACATCTTCTCGATTGTACGACTCAACTTCTACCTCAACCATTGGATTATCTTCAATAATTTTGCGGCTAGCCCACACAGCTACAGCGGCAGAATCTGGATAATCGTCATGCTCACCTTCAGGTGCATGACAAATCATATAGCTACCGTGCCACTCTTTTTCTAAATCTGTATGTTGTTGAACAAACTTTTGGTACTCTTTAGAGCGTTGTGTAAGGGCGCCAGCAGGGTAAAGTACACGTTGAGCCTCTAACTCTTGTAAATAGTATTTGTATAGATCGCTTTTACTAGAGGTGTTATACTTAAATGGCTCAACTTCTATGCCACTTAACAATACCTGCAGTCGCTCGCACACAGGGTCACCTATTCCTGTGGCGTCTACAAGCATGTAACGCACAGAGTAGTCTTTCAGAAATGCTTGTATACCATTGTACTGTATGCCTTCGAACGACCCTTGCAACTCTAGCCAACCAAGAATTAACTTTCGCTGATAAATCTGTGGCTGCTGTATCTGGCCAGAAGGTATACGACTATTCTTGTCGATTATAACAGAAGTACGCTCTACTTCCACCACTGTTAAAACAGTAGAATCCACACTTTTTGCGACGTCTAGAGAAGCTACTTGGTAACCAGCATGTTTTGGTTGGTTCATTTCTGAACCTTGCAAAGCACAAGACGTTAACACAACCTCTTTTATTGCAATCATTCTCGACTCCTGCCAAAGGAGTCGGAAATTCATCTTGAATTCTTCGCTGTCTTTGTTACCTGCTAGGCGCTGTAATTCACCAATTAACCACTTCTCATACTTAAGATGGAAGATATTTGGCTTTTCTTTTCTCTTACCAGCTTCAAACTCTCGTTTCTGTCTGTTATACAGAGCACGCTTTTCAGCAATAACTTGCTCGTAATCAAACTGGTAGTGATTACGTGCTCCACCACGCTCTTGTACAGCAACATTATGCTGAATATCGTTGTGAAAGCCACCACGACTCATCCATGCAGTACCGATTTTTATCAATGATCCATTTGTGGAACTTAACATCGGACCAATTTCTTTTTGAATCTTAAACTTACTGACTCGTTGAGCTTCATCTATTAATACAAGGTGATATGTACCACCCTCATTAATAGTTTGCTCACTAGCAGTTTGAGCTTTAACTATAGATCCATTACTAAACGCTAAAGAGTCACCACGACTTTGTGCAATAGTAAGATTTAGCTCAGGATCAGACATTATCCCGCGTACATGGTCGCTCTCAGCTACATTTCTAATCTTAATGTAGATAGGACCAGACAATTCAAGCTTTGGTGCAAATACACCAATCCAAACACCGTCTTTGAACATAGAAAGACGATCATCATTTGGATAGATGTTTGCTAATCCAGGCAAAAATATACAAAGAGCTAAAGCCACAGACGATAACGTAGATGATTTACCAGCCTGCCGACTAAACAAGGCTGTTATAACAGCGCCATCGTTTAACAGCAGAGATTCTATAATCCTGAACGCTAGCACACGCTGGTAGGCGTACAAGTCAATACTATTGACCTGCTCAACCATACCCAGAATCAATGTCGCAAGTTCCTTGGTGCTCATAGGGCACACAAGTTGATCGCGAACAGACTGTTTAGCTGAAACTACACTCACAGCTATTACTTAGGTTCCCAGTCTCTAACCAGTTCAAATTTGTTAAAAGACTTAGTCATTCCGCGAGTATTTTCTGTACGGTCTAAAGATCGTTGTAGTCTTTGGCCTTGCTCATGCCCACGGGTAAACTCAGATCGTAATCGCTGCATCCACGGCGGTGGATCAAGAGTCTGCTCTTTTCCAAAAGCGTCAACCAGCATTCGATCAGCGTGCAGTTCAGATTGACTTGGTGGTTTATCCTCATCTTCTTGCGTTGATGGCACAACATAGTCATGAGCATTTTGAAGCTCCTCTCGCATCTCTACACCACTAAGCCGCCTCACGTTTAGCCTTTCGCAGAATTTCTTCCGCTTCTTTGACTACAATTGCTTCGTGCTCTGCACAGCAACCAATTGGTTGGTCTTTTCTGAGGTTTTTGTTGCAACCTCTGAGATAGCAATAAGGCCGACCCCCTTGCGTTGGGTCATACCCAGCGTAATCGCCGAACAAGAGAGGCCCTCTAACGCGAGGACGCCCAGCCTTTGGTCGTTTTTGCCGCCTAATTCTAGCCCCTGGAGGGACAGATACCTGTAAGGCTTTACCTTCTTTGCCTGCATTTAAAAGTTTCTCCCAAACATCAGACATAATACATTACAACTTATATGTATTGTATATAAGGATTTACCCACTCTGAGAACTTAAATTTTCCTAAGTCGCTAGGGTGAAATCCTTCATCTGTCAACAACCCACCAGGCAAGTGCGAAGGATTGTTTTCTGCTTCCCATTCAACAACCTTCGAATGCACATCTGTCCATGTTCCATTTACCCGGTCCATAGTTGCAGCTTGAATAGCATTTAATGCTAAAAGACCAGACTCAGTTGCATTAGGTATATCTTCTCCATTACAGAAAATACCAGTAGCAGCTATATTCAATCCCGGTTGTGCTGCACGAGCTTGGTCAACTGTACTGTTAAATAACGTGGAAAATGTACCGAGACTAGTACCAAACCTAAGATCATTGACTCCAATAGCTAGAATAATAGCCTGAAGTTGATATGCTGTAATTCTGCCAGCTACATTGGCTTCTATATTTGAAATTCTGTCACCAGACTGACCAGAGTTAATCCATACGATGTCTAGTGGTGGCTCACTGGTTCTATAGTACCCACCACGGCTTGGAGAACGACCAATGTCAGTGGCAAACCGAGACAAACCTATCAGATGGTAATACCAACCAAAAAACGTGATGGAATCGCCAATAACACCAACCTTGCTGTTCCTGGCAATAGGTAGTTTAGCAATTAATGACATGGTTATGTCTTGCAGTAGCCAACCAACTTTAGTTGTGCTTTCAACATGGACACTTCCTGCGTGAGTCGAAAAATAGCATCGCGTGTGTCAGTAAGTTTGGCCGCTGTAGCATCACCACTAGCAGCTGTTATATTGTTGATCACGTTTGCTGAGCCACCTGACGTGACATTGTTAGTGATATTTGCACCTACTACCGCAACAGGAACAGGTGCATTAGCATTTTCAAGCACACCAATCCTAGGAATACCACCTACCGTATCACCAACTATGAAAGGTAACGAGGTGTGGCCGAGGAACACACGACCGCTGCCGTCGAGCCCCATGCCGTGTCTATTGTCTTCTGGAAAACTGTGGCCCGGATTTGTAGTGCTACCACCAGGTAGTTGCACCGAATAGTCGTTGATTCGCAGAACTTCCTTTAACGTTCCAGACGACTGTACCATAACTGATAATACACCAGAATCAGCACCAATATTTGAACCTACTGCACGCCAATACCAGTTCAACACTGCTGCAATTTGACTATTATTAATGGCATCATCGAGTTCTAATTCAACTCTTCCAGCAAATGCTGAAGCAGCCCCAGCAGCTGCAATTGGTGTGCCTGTGGTGCCACGTCTAAGTTTAAGGACAGTTGACGGTGTATTAGTTCCTGAGTCCTGAAGGACAATAAAAACTTTTTTACCAGCACTGAGATTAATCGTCTTAGGGTTATTAGCCTTAAAATCGGGTGAAGATGGTGTGCGCCCATTATCAGTGGACACGTTAAGCACTCCTCAGTGGACTAGTCTTAGCCATCACTTTCCAAACAGTAGGCGCTGGACCAGCAGGTACTGTTACATAGATCTTAGAGTCAATGCCGATGCAGTTTACAATTCTTGAAAACGGTGTATTTGCTAAAATAGCCTCACCTGGATTATTATCATTTTGATCTTGATTATACACAGTAAAAATTGTTGGCGTTAGAGGGTCAATCCAAGCAGTAAAAAACCTGCAAGCCACATCAGTTTCAACAGTCACAAGAACTTCTCGAACATCTAGACGTGCTGCACGCTGTTGAAGTGTTATACCACCTATAGCTGTTGTATCAAAAACAATAGCAGTTGCATTCGCCCCAGGATTAGCTGGTTGAGCGAGGGCGACATCGTCTGCGATCATACTTCCTCCTCCAAAAGATCCAGGTGCTACACCGTTAAGCTTTGAGGCTAACCATATCTCAACAGTTTGGTCTGTAGCATCTACAAGTAGATTATTGTCTATATTCAGAGACGTAACTGCTGTATCAAGCAGAACAGTTTGAGAACCACAAGGAATTTGTGGGGCACTAGGACTATTAATTCTTAAACCAATCAATTTGGATGTAAACACAAGAAACCCAGAAGCAGATTCGATCTGGCCAAAATTTACAGGTACTCCAACATCACCTGCTGGCACAACCATTTCCACAACCTGAAATTCAAGTATATCTGGTATTGTTACAGTTGACTCAAAAGTCTTATCACCGCGATTAGTTGCTGACCTAACTGCCTGCATAACAAACGAAAGTGTCGATTTGGACGCCATCGGTCCTCCTAGGCAACTAGACTAACATGGGGGACGATTTTTAGGTAATTCTTCACGTAGCTGTATGGTCGAACCTGCCTCATCACCTGCCCACCTGTTCGACTGCCTGCTCCGTCGGTATTTCCCTCTAGCGTATCGACAAAATCGCCCTCTCGCAAACCCGTAATAAACCCAGTGTGCCCAGTCTGATCGGGATTTAAATGAATGAAAATTGATCCTACGATTGGACCAGGCAAAACTAAACCAGGGTTTAGTTCAAGTAGTCTAAACACTCGTCCTGAATAACGCAAACTAGGTCGCATTCCAGTCTCTAGTAATGCCTGGCCTACACACCAACAGACAAAAGCTGCGCACCAAGGGTACCCTTTAGCACCACCTTTATCTGGGTCAAGACCAACAAACCGTAGATACTCTTCAACACGTTTACCACGATTTGGTCTTTTAGGATCTTCTCTTACACCTATCTCTTGTTCTGCTATTAGCAGCGTAGCTATAGTAAGCTCATTCATATTATAGTGCTTTCCAGCCATGCCTTTTTGCTAGTTCAACAAGACCATCAAGTGCATCGAATGTTAATACTATGGCTCCACCTTGCGCAGGATAATAAGTTTGTGGTGCATTAGGTCGTACACGAATATAGCTCTCACTACCACGAGTTTCATACGTAGCGATTAAAGCCTGATTTATTGCAGCCTCATCTTCTACAATAGACATAATCAATTATCACCTCGCTGCACAACAACCCACAAAGCACCACACACTACACAGAATGAAGCTACTGCTGGTGAAAGACCTTGTAAATCTGTAGCCGTTTCAGGGTATAGAGCAATTACTAACTCTATTGGCCGCCAATACATTGGTATTGACTTACGAGATGTACAATAGTGGTTATTTAACACTTTTGTCAGCAACACTTTAGTTATAGTCGCTGTAGTTGGCATATTTAAAGACTCCATGTTTTACGCTCAGCTGTAGTTTTGCCTGTTACTAGCCTTATACCGTGTAAAACAAGGTCACTGATAGAAAGATTTCCTGTTGAGTCTTTACTTTTGATTAACTCTAGTGCTACGTAGTCTTCATCTGGTATTCTTACAGAGATAGAGCGCCCTCGTTGGGCTTTACCCTTAACCGACCTGCCCATTCCGTTTCGGATTTTCGTCAACCAACGAAACTACAGCAGGAATTTCAGTTTGACGTAAATGTTCCAGAGCTACTGTAGCAGTTGGTTTCGGCATTTGGAAAAAACTCACATACACAATTGGCGTACCAATCTCTATCTCCAGTTTACAGTCGGGCTTACATCGGCATTTTGGCATCAGTGATCTCCTCCTGCAAGGGAACGTAGACTATTTTGTATTACAAAATCAAGACAAAAAGAAAAAGTGCCTCTAAGCTCACCACCTAGAAGCACCTCATTTTTTGTCTACGACAGTTAAATCGTCTTCAAAGGTCAACTCGTATTGGTCGAAATAATGACACCACATCCAACCTGGGCCACTAGCGCACCAAGGCCAAGTCTCTCGCACCATTTTCTCGTCAGGTGTATATGGACCTCCTAACCATGCTTTACGACCGCATTTTATACATCGTGCAACTGTTTTGTCTTCGTGGCTAATTTCATCCACAACCTGAGTATATAACACAAGATTTCATGTACAACGACTATCCAAATAATAAGCTAAATTACATAGTTGAACTAAAGTGTACGATTATGCTGCACTGAGACTAACATTCGTTTCTATGTTCCAAGTATGACCATTTCATTAGCGTTTCCTGCAATCATTGCTCTGATAGGTACTTTGCTGTTCTTTATGCCAGTGCCTGAAAAAGTTCAACGCTACGGTTATGCGTTGATTGTTGCTGGTTTTATCGGTCTGTGCGTTGGCAATTGGAGCGACCGTGCCAGCGTGCGGTCAGACACGCATGAAAGACGGTAAGACGAAACTTGTAAGGGTGTGGTGCCTAGGTTGTGTTCGTTTTATTGTGGCAGTAACACTGGTACGCCCTTAAATAATTTGATGACAAGTTCGTCGCTATCATTGCAATAACCACCAATTGTTGTTCCATCAGGGGCTGTTCCAACGATCTTGCCTGCTGACACAAACGTTGTCGTGCGCGCAGGTATGCGTTGGTTACTGGTGCGTCCAGATGACACTGTAAACGAGAAGTTAGTGTCGTTGGTGACCTTGCAAGCGGCTTTGCTAGTACGTGAAATAACTAAAGCAAAACAGATTACTATCATAAACAGTGTAAAAATCTTCAACATGTTCAATCCTCCCGTACAGCTTCGTATGAAAGTGTGGCACCAGCCCACGCCAGTTCATTTCTTATAATTTGACCGAAGAACCTGAAATCTACCACGCCTTTTACAACAGTTATAAGTATAACGCCATCTGGCTTATCATTTTCCAGAATAGTGCGTAAATACTTTAGAGCATCATCTGCTCTAGCTGCACCAGGCAAAGCAATGATCTGACCTTTATTAGGTTTTGGTCTCATTTTTTACCTTAGCAAGCAACTCTTGAGCTTTAACGGTGCCTTCTTTTGTTAAAACTCCATAGTCAATCAATCCAGCAGCTATAAGCTCTATTTTTACTTGTAAATCGAGATCATCAACACTAGTTGAACCTTGAAACAGATCAACCAGCGCAGTCTTATGTTTACGTGTTAACGATACCTGCTTTGCCATTTACTTACTGTTCTCCATTTATAGACTCATGTCCATCCCATTTAGTGTACTTAACACCGACATCTGGACAGTTACCATTAGGAGGCAGGCAGTATACAGCTGTTTCTGTTGTTATTGGAAGCGTCATATGCACACCAAGAACTGTAAAAGCTGGAATCAAGCAATTATATACTCCACGCTTTCCACTTGCAATACCCATTGCGCAGTTACCACAACGTACATTATCAAATGAACCTTTGTCGTCTACTATTGACACTCCTTGTGCATTAATTGCACAAATTCTTGCTTCTCGTGAACCTGTTGTATCGTTAGGAATAGCGTAAACCAAGCTAAAATAAACAGATCTAACAGTGTCTGGGCAAATAGGCAGAGACAGGCCACAGGCTAAAGCTACAGGAGTTGAACCTCCTGAACCATTATTACCACCTGTAGCTTGTGTCGAGCCACCTGAGCCTTGCACTCCTCCAGTACCTGGTGACGACCCTCCACTACCTGTAGGCGTATAGCCACCTGTGCCTGTATCTAGCGATACATTGCCACCAGATCCATTGGTTCCACCTGTACCATTAATATCCGCAGATGGCACTACATCGAACTGTCTAGAGTCTGGATGCTCGTCTATAGACTCAGTTATAGACCCACAACCGATTAACAACAGACATATGACGATGTACTTCATAATTTTACTCTCTAGACAGAAAATCCTCTATACGCATACGAAATGGTCGTTTAAAGTAGCCACACTCTACAGCGTACTCAAATCCGTCTACTTTAACAATAAATGCACCAACATCAGCCCACTGTTCATCTGGAGCAGTATGCGCCATTAATTTACCTTTTACAGTCTGCCCAACGCTGAATATAGTAAAACCAGTGTTATCTACAACTGGTTTAGTTATAATAGCTCTCACGTCCTACTCCTTGTCTGGACGCAGACGAACAAAGTTACCGTGACGAAGTTTTCCATTCTTAGTCTTACCTTCCTGCGCCATTCCTTCTACATACTGACCAAACATTGATGAGCCAAGTTGCCAAAACTCATCTCGCTGAGCGTCGCTAAAACCACCACCCAGCCTCGTTTGTACACCACTTGGTAGTTCTATGACAAGACCGCCTAATCTTCCAGCGTGTTTTCCTTCGCCTTCGTACATGTCAACTATCTTACCGTCTACAGTCTCAAACATCTTCAGTTTTATAACGTCGTTAGTTCGCCTAAATGAGTATTTAGCGTCAGAGCGCTTCCACATTGCACCTTCGTAACCTTCTTCACGCCAATAATCTCGCCATTGCAATAGATACTCAATTGTAACTCCTTCACTATTAATAAACTCAGATGGCGTACATTGTACTTGTGACCCAAAACCAGAACTAAGACTCATTAAATCTGTTCTACGATCGTAAAATGAACTAGTATTTTGCACATCCCACTCATCTATGTTAATTGCGTCGAATACAACGTACACAAGATCATTTGGCGCAGATTTACTGGCCATACCGTGAATAATATTCAACGGTGTTCCGTGTTTATACAATTCTCCGTCAAACACCCAGTCATCTTTAAAGCGTTCAGACAATGTTAGAGCAGCGTGAGCACCTGGCATCTCTAGTCCGTATCGTGACATTGCCTTGCCACGAATGTATACGCAGCGTTCACCATCATACTTCGGCTCAATAAAGCCATCGTAATTTAACTCTTGGTCTCTATACGGGTGCGCGTAGGCAACAGCAAACGGCTTAACCAACCCAGGAAATGCTTTCAGAGCAAGTGTAACGCTTACTCCACACCGCAAATCTTTGTTCAGAATGCGCCATGCCCAATCAGCTACTGCAAGACTAGGTGCTGCTGCAATTACATCATTTACAGCCTTCTCTGCTTTACTACCTGTCAAACCACGTTTAGACAGAGTATTAAGAACTAATATAAATGCTTCCCACCAGTATATTGTATGTGTTGCATTTCCAAGAATTGCCATATTTTCAGTAATATATGCACTACCGCCGCTAACAGGAAAATCATCTTCTAGGTGTTTTTGAGCCAATCGCAACATTGTCTCTCGGTTCATAGTAACACCGAATGTAATATACGGGTCCAATGCCAATCTCAATAATTCTACTGTCAACCGATCGTCTGCAATCGTCTTCAGCAGTGCAACTTTCTCAACAGTAGAACTTGTTGCTTCTACTCGGTACATAACATCAGTGCGCATTTACTAGTCCATTGCCTCTATAATCTCTATTAATACTTCTGGTGGTCGTGCTGTTACATCTTCTATGTCTATAAGCGCCACTCTGTCTCCTGCTTCAAATCCTGTAGTATCTAATGCATGTTGAAGTGAATGTTGATTTCCAAACTCGTCAATAGCGCGCAGAGATAAATGTCCAGGGGCTGTAATTGAGTGTGTAACAATCAACTCAAGTCGACGTTTCATTTACCACCGCGCATCCATTCGTCAACGGCCACCAGCACAGCGTCGGCGACGGTCTCTCTAGAATTCGGGCCGATGTTCACGCACCGCTGAATAGCGGCCAAAGCAACGGCGTGCATCTCATTGTTGTCAGCAATACCCGGCGCTTTCGCCGCCGCTTCGAGCGCGGCGCGGGCGAAGTCCTTTTGCCAGGCGAGGTCAATGCTGTCGCGCGCAATCTCTTCCATCGCCGCCCGGAGAATCTCAATCGCCGTCGGGTTCATGGCGCGCAGGGCGATCATCGATGCACCGGCCACGTACTTCGCTCGGCGGCATGAAATGAGTGCCCATCGTCTTTGCCCATCACGCAACGCTCGCCATTCCAGGCCATGGCGTTGCACCGCTCAATGTGCGCCGGGGGCGGTTGCTCGGCTTCCGCTTTCGCCGCCGCGTCGAGCGCGGCGCGGGCGGCCATAAACCAGTTCCTGGCTTCGTCGGTGCTGGCAACCTGCTTCGCGAACGCCCGGAGAATCTCAAGCGCCGACGGGTTCATGGCTTACACCGCCAGCAGCCACCAAGGAGACCACACCATTTACAGGCCATTTCGCACCGCCCCGGCTTTGATGAGCGCATCGAGGCCATCGGCCAGGTCACGGCCAAGTTGGCTACTTACCGGGCAGCCTAGTTTTGCACACATCAACTCAATCAACTCCGCGCACGAGGGGACCGAACGAATCGCGTGTTTCTTGGCCGCGTCGTTGGTTAAGCGTCGCACCTCTGTTTCGTCGGCCTCGGCGTCGGCGCGCGAGGGGACGGGCGGTTTGGGTGGGCCACATGTGCACGCGTGAATTCCAAACTCCAGTCCTTCCCAACAGGTGCACTTGGGTCCCCGTACCGGCGCGTCCGGGATGGGGCTCAGCACTTCACCGCCCTCAAATTCAGCCCACTCCGGGCTGGGCTCTGGTTGCGGCGATGGCTGCACGGGCGGTGACTCCCAGCCCACGCCTCGCTCCGCGCGGTCGGCCACCTTGGTCGCATCAAAAGGGCACACAGACTCATGTGCCGCATCGGCCATCTCGACTACGGCGCGATAACCGTCCGCCAGGAAGTCGGCCGACCGCAGTGCCTTAACTGCCTCCCGCAACGCCGCTGCGCGCACTTCGCGACGGTCGGTTTCAACCATGCCCAATATGTCGACGAAGCGCGCCTGATCAATTTCGTTCGCGAACTGACGTGCGGGTTTCATGTGCATTCACCTTTCGCGACAAGCGCATCCCGGTAAATCTTTTCGCGCTGTTGTTGGGCTGTCACTAGTTCACTCTCCAATATTCATTAACATCTTCTGTCGTCAATCGCATAGGTCCACCTCCTGCAAACATCAGTGCATCGCCTCTTTCAACATGACTACAACCAAATGCGTGGCCAAATTCATGCGCCATCTCAGGTAAGAAATTAGGATCAGTCAAATAAGACAAATCAGGCCAGCAACCCATATGTATGTGTACCCATCCGTTCTGTGGAATTGATGAGTCTCTGAATCCTGGTGATATACCTCTTCCACCAGAACCAGCCCACACAACACCTCCTGCTGGCTCGCAGCCGATCTCGTGACTGTCACTCACAACGACCAGAGCTAAGTCACGAGATTCAGCTTCCACGCACTCTACACCAACAGGCTCCCAAGTGGAACAGGCCCTTAACGCTAGTTCAATTGGAATCCCATCTTCAACCCACACGCCTCTTGCTGTTTGACTACTTATGCTTCCGCATCCACTTGAAAATAAAAACACCAAACACCAAAACAATACAAACAACAGCAGAGTGCGCATGGCGATACTCATTTAGTTAGTAAGACAGACCGAATGAACTAATAGACATTGAACGTACATCCGGCCAGGCAGACCCAGATGGTACATAAGTGATTGTTCCTTCCCAATCTGCCTCACTATAAACAAAACCTTTAGCTTCAGAGCCAAACCAAAACGAAGAAATCTTCCAGTACGGGTCATCCCATCCCCATGGAGACAAGTCATACATCTTTGTTCCGCCATGACTCTTGTGATGCGCAACTGGAATTACCATACAGTATGCGTTAATACTGTAATTAACATCGACCCACATCATAACTTCTCTTGGTCCTGGCTGAGTTTGTGTGCCACACCATCTAGCACCAGGAATAGGTAACAACTCTAATTGGTACCACACACATACTGGCGAACCGTTCCCTGTGTAGTTTGGAAACCAAAAAAGACAATCTAATGCTTTAGCTGACTTCGATGCAGCAAAACCAAGCAGAGCAACAATTAACACCGTAAAACACGTTCTCTTTAACATTACTTAACTCCTACTGTGTAAATGGAAGCTGGTTTAGCTAAAACTTTTAATCCGACAACAGGATCTTCAACTGTTTCCTTTCCAAATAAAGTCAAATCAGCAGAGGTGTCGTACTTTCCTTTATAAGACATAGAGAACCACTTATCATCACTCAATCCACCCATCAAATTGTTGTCGTCCCATGCCCACACCAACCACCCAATTCCGTTCTTCTCTGCCAACTCAACAACCCTCTTCGGTGGAATCATTGTTGGTGAAGGTCCTACGTTATTACCAGGACCAAACTCTCCAATCACAACAACCAGTCCAGAAGCTTTCAAGTCAGCAAACACTGTACTTATGTCCTTTTGCCCCCACCTAGGAGCAACTTTTGCATCTGCTGAATCGTACAAAAACCCATAAACGTGTAAGTCAAAGATTATATTCTTCTCTGAATCAGACTCCAATACCGCCTGTCCGTATTTGAGAATATCTGGACTATCTTGCCCACACGCACCCGCTGTAATAGATATAGTTCCCATCCATCCTGCTGCACGAATTCTTTTCACTGCCGCAATATAACTGTCTCTCCACACCACGTTGTCTGCTGGCCCCCACTCATTAGCAATGTTTAGAATCATGTACTTCTCTAACTTCTTCCACGTTTCAGCTTGATCTACCCATTTATCGACAATCTTTGTCAATACGTCTGTATTTGACGAACACGTTCCCTCCCAATTACCAGGCATCACCACTACTTTGCTTCCAACAGTTCCTGCCTTATCAGCAGCCCCAAGAAGCATTGCCACGTTTCCTTCTGCAGGACGTGTCATGTTTACATCCCACCTCACAGTGTTAGCTCCACTGTTCTTTAACCCTTCACTTACAGAGTCCCAGTGTAATTTATTAACACCACGCACTATAAATTCTATTCCGTTTGCATCAAACAGTTTACCGTCTTTAACAAAGAACCCTATGCCGTGATTCCAAGTAGGTCGTGGTTCTCCGCCAGTCGGCACAACTACTGGCGGCTCAACAACAACAACAGGTGTTTCGTAAGGTCCGAAGCTAACAGCAACTCTAGATGAAACCGTTGGATCAGCAACACTTGTTGCAATCACAAATACAGTGTTCCATGAGTTATGTGTCGCTGGAGGATTGTACGATCCACAACACGTAATGTTACCTAACCCATAGCTTAATGACCAAGTAACCGGTACATTTGCCCAAAACTGAATAGGTGTAGGCTTCCTAAGAAGTATCTTAGGCACTCCGCTTGGTGTAATAACCGGAGTAGATACAACAGAAGGTTCTTCTGCCTTTAGTTTGACACTTGTGCCAAACCCAGCACATGACGTGAACACTAGCGTTGACAGAACTGAAACAAGAAGTAGGTAGCGAGATGTTTTTATCATCTCGCTACCATACTCCACTTGTAGCTGTTTAGTCTACTTCTCCGTCAATTCCAGCATCTTGTCCAACATCTGGGCAAGATAGCGCGCAACTACCGTCGCCTACACCCCAATCTGTCATTTCACACCCAACCAACAACAGCAACACAACTGCAATTTTTAACATTTGTTCAAAGCCCATTCTGCACAGCAAATGCATAGAAATTGTTGTTCCATGCCTGGTAAAGATTATAATATGAACAAGTAAAAAAGCAGTATTGGTACACTCTACTAGCCGTACCCATCACATTGTAATAGTCATTATGCATACCACCACCACTGTCGCCACCAGTCATGTCCGTGTGACCAGCCACCAGCATAGAGTTGTAGTTTGCGCCTATATACCCTGTACTGACCCAAAGCTGTGGGTATGGTTCTTTATCACCAGGGAAACCTTGATGTTGAGCGAACATAAATTCTGTACCTGTCTCTAGTCCAAGCCAACCCAATAACTGACCTGGACTGTATCCAGTCTCATTAGGAAAAACCTCTAACACTGCAAAATCCCAATTACCATCGCCATTCATCCAATAGCCAGGCATGGCTACACTCCAGTCACCCCATTTGCCAAATGGCTCCCCTGATTGACCACAATCAGTGGTTGAGTTTTTTCCCGGTGTAAGCCAATCTTTTGCTCGCCAACCAACTGGTGTAAGTTGTGATGTGTTTCCGTTGTAGTAGAAGCAATGAGCAGCACTCAACACTGTATGAGGTCCAACCAACGTGGCACTACAACCACCAGAATCACCATTGACCCAAACAGCCTGTGCTTGTGGGTAATTAGTCCTATCACAACCAGCAAAGTGTCTATTGTTTGCCCACAGATAAGGTTGCTTTGTTACACCAAACTCACTGCTGTCTTCTTTGGTAGGAAACCTATTGGCATCTCTGCCAATTTTGATCTTGCCAGCTTGAGCTTGCATGATAATGTCTACAACCTTGTCGTCAGGCTCATCTGAAATGAACTCATGACCGTTTGGTGTGAACAGGTGTGTACGCATTCCCTCTCTCAGACTCTCCCTAGTATTAGGCACAGCAAGTGTTGTTGTAGATTTTGGTGCCCGATCAATCCACTCCCCGTTAGACGCAGGAGCAGTAGATAGAGGAACCTTTCGCAGCCACTTGTAGCGTTTGCCTGAGCGCCCAACAAAATCAGCCTGTGGTCCGTCACCAACGACAAGTGAAGAAACACTTTTACCCATCTTGTCTTTGTCTAAAACATCGTCGCACGAAAACACTGGCATTAGCAGACAGATCAACGCAACAGTTAACTTACGCATCTTTTGTCCTTTCATTGTACTTTAACACGCCTTAATTCACAGGCATTATTATTCACACTTCTCACACGCATCTTAATCATACTCTCGTTCACCTTCTTTATCAACCGGAAACAGATAGACAAACTCTGAACGAAACGGGAGAGCAGAAAGAGCAACTGTTATCTTTCCTCCTACATCGTCACTCCATCCCGTACCTATTTGCACCCATCTAGTACGTTTTTGTCCAACACCAATTCCTTTAGAAGCATCAACAGGAGTAGCTACTTTATATTTCATCTATTCACCTTCTATCTCGTACACCGAACGTTAATGCTAACCAGAATCCAACCAATCCTCCGAATCCAGCACCTGCCATAAAAGCCCATACAGCCATCTGAAACAGTTCTCTTTTATTAGCAAAGTCTAAAATCATATCTACTTACCTTTCGCGGAAAGTATTTCTGCAATTGTAGCCTTCACAGAGTATTTCTCTTTCTCTTGTTCAGGTGCAACCTCAACAATAAGTGGTTTACGTTTCTGCAATGGCTTTGCAACTTTGTTCTTATCGAGTCGAATAACCTTTAGAGGTAACTTCCGTGGGCCACCAGGACTTCCAGAAGTTCCGTGACCTACGTGCGAACCCATAGAAGTCTTCCCTGCACGACGATACCCTGTCTGCTTTGCCTTGCGCCGGTCTCGGCGTTTAACTCTTTTGCGGGAAGAACGCATCTTGGGTTCCAAGACAGGACTTGGTGTCCTTGGATTAATGGTTTATCAGAAAATAGCGGAGAAGGGAAGAGGGGTCGGCATTTTTCTACACAGGTCTACGTAACGTCCCTGGCTCCTTCCAGCAGTGCATTAGCAACCTTTATCCCATTTATTCATTATATACGAAGCACTCTGTTTCATTTATACGCAATATGTACGTGTTTGAGCAATTTTTCATTTTTTATATTTTTCTGAATTTTTCTTATATTTTTCTATTTTCTAGCAGAACCCTCTTAATTCCATGTTGTTTCGTATAAACGAAGCATGTGAAGGGTTAGACGAGCGATTTTTATTTATAAAACATCTGGTAGCCGTCCTCGTCGAGAGAAATAACGCGTTAAGGTGTGGGGGTGCGTCATGGCACATCTATTGCTTACAGCACAATTCGTTTAGCTTGGCCCATTTAATGCAATGATGGCACTTGGCATAAACACTGCATATAAACAAAATACACTGCATTGGCACACATAGTGCATATAAATACTGTTCCACGTGCAACATACCGCAAGGGTGAGTCTTCGCCTACGTTGCACGTGAAACATTCTCTATGTTACACAGCATGCTACACATACGAATAGGCACACCTTGTGTGTATACGTAGGTTGGCATAGCCCATGCATAGCATTGGTGCATATACACACTAATGGTGCAGAAGTGGCACTTCTGTCCGCCTCGCCCGCCTGAACCCACACGGGTCCACATACGCACTTTGCGCAAACTTATGGTGACTATAGATTGATAATGAGTGTAATGCAGAGAGCTATAACTCTGCTTACCCTCACCTAGCCGCACTTAACGCGCCGCGAATTCATCGTTGCTAACCCTATGATTTGTTTATGTGCGCAAAAAAGTGCGCATAGGGTTAAAACGCAATAGGACGAAACAGGCAACGCGTCATGCGGAAAGTGGCACTCTGCTACTAACTAGGGCCAGAACGTTCAACCTTGACGTTTTTAGCATTTGCGTCAATTGTATTTGCCCTTACATAAACGAATAATGCATATAAAACACGTTATGCAACAAATGATCCATCGTTTAAACGCATCAAGAGCATGATCGGGTTTAGAGATAGTGGCATAACTAGTGCAGACGGGCAGCATCCGACACAGCATTCCTTCTCATTCCTTCTCACTACTCCTTAGGACTCTCCTAGGTCCTATCCCTCCCCGCGACTTTTACGCGCACCTTGCCACCGTCGTTAGCCTGCCTGGCAGGGTACTGCTAGAGACTGTAGTGTAGTACGAGTAACGTACACTGTATTGACTGCCTATAGCTAATGCAAATAAGATGCCCGATATGATAGTGCGTATAAGATTGCGCACATATGCGTAACAGGTTGCGCGGTTTAAGGCAAAATTGCGTAAATGTTTACACACTACGTTTAAGACAGCCTAGTTAAATCAAGCATTTAGACAATTCGGCGAAATGGCACAGACCGTGCTATAGTATCTATTCGTAATGTTAAACAAATCAGACGCTAGACACCCGATGCCAGGCAAGCCAGCGACAGAGCTAAAAGCATTGTCGCCGAAACCGGCCAAGGTGCGATACTCTGAAACTTGCACCATGACTTTTGGCCGCAAGGATCCTTCCTGCCCCCGTTGCCGTGAGTTAATCTCCGGCGCAAAGCCGATCGTGTGGTCCAGCGCTCGCAAGGATTCCGATGCTATGCGTATCCGCGACATTCGCGCACACTCTTGCGCCGTGTCCAAGTGCAGACCGGTCTGCACTTTCGGAGATTGGTAACATGATCAAGGTCAAGATTGAATTGCGAAACGATACGCCGCTTGGCGTTGACAGCGGCAAAACCAATTATCTCGCGTGGTTGGTAGACAGCGACGGACACCCCTTCAGTGGTTGCCCGCTTGGCCGTTCTACTCGTGGCGAAACAGCGGCTATTGCCGATCTGATCCGCCCTGGCTATGCCGTGCCTCACGATCACAGGATCTCGCTGTCAGACGTCGAAGTAACAGAGCGCAATGATTCCCGTATTTGTCGATTGTGCGACAAAATGCGCCGCGATTGTCCGCACACCTAAAGTTTTCTGCCATGTGTAACATGATCAAGGTTACTCTAACCAGCCGATCGCGGTCACCTCGTGACCTTGTTAACGGCACCTGGACAATCCTGGTATTCAGCGACGGTTCTACCGCGCGCATACAGCGCCAGAATGCTGCCGAGTCTTGGATCGGTGGTTGGCACGACCTTGACGCACAGATCTTAGTTTCAGGTTCGTATAACCCTTCGTGGATCGCTGATACCGAAAAAGACGCGATCGCCGAATTACTTCGCCGAAAAAACAAGTAGCCTCAAGTTTCCCGCGCACCTACCGATGTATAGATCATGAATACTGAAAGCCTTCTCTCTCGCGCGATTGCCTTGACGATCAAAGCCTTTGATCTGTCGCGGTCAGTAGAGGAAAGAGAAGAGTACACACTAGCGGCTTTGATGATTTTGGCTCGCCTCACAACGTCAACGGACTAGAGGAAAACCCATGGTTAACTATCTCATTCTCCGTCTGCTTTCCTCCGGACTTTCCTTCACAAGTGAGACGGACGCGAGTGTCCAGGCTGTAAAGCTTACTGCACCTGCCGCGCTTACGTGCGCTGGCGTTCGCGCCGTCACTGGCCAGCCTGGTGTGTGCGAGACTCGCGCCACTGCAGAGTTTTACGCTTGCCACACACGTGGCGAGTGTGCGACCGATGGCGAGCATAAGCGCTGGGTCCGCCTGCTGGGCACGCTAGGAAGCGCTAAGACGTTCGTTTATGCCAATAATGACGGTACTGCCACAGTCTACACGCTGGACGCCAGTGGTACCGGGATCGTTACCTCGATTGTTGAGACTTGAAAAATAATTCGACGAAATGTGAACCGTTCGCTCTGAACTGTGGTACTTATACATAGACCGAAACGACTGACCGAAACACTTTGAACCGGAGATAGTCAAAATGTCAAATCAGCAAATCGTGACTTTCATCAAGGGTTCTGCAACCGTCGAATACCGCAATGCTCTGATCAACGGTTGGCTTTTCGGCCTGGTTTCGTGGTCCACCGTTCGCGCCGTCTGCACCAAGTAACGCACGTAAACGTCGCCAAAACCGGAGAAAATCATCATGTACAAGGATATTCAGACCGCGATCAGTTTCACGAATCTTTCCCCGATCCGTCAAGATCGCCTCTCGACACTGCTGTCCGGAGCGGAGCGCGCATGGCGCGTTTATGACGATCGTCAACCTGCTGGCGACCATACCTATCGCTCGCCAAACGGAAATCAACGTTCTGGACAATTCGAGGCTAGCGGCCATGCCTTTGACGTGCAAAAAGCATCGGCGCGCTTGCTACGCTTAGGACGTCGCTAGTACAGCCTTCGGGCTTAGCAGAACGCTGCTAGGTCCTATAGACTGTACAATCGATCAGATAACCAATTGCACAGGAGATCTTCCAATGATGACTACGCTTTTCCTCGCCTTGTCGCTGTATCTGTCGCCAGCTACCACTGTTAACCCTGCCTGCGAAACCGTGGGGCCTCGCCTTGACGGTAGCATGGTCGAGATCTGCAACGGGTCTGTTACCCACGTCTACATGCTTGGTGCCATGGCCCCCGCTGGCGTGTCTGTCGTCATCTTCGACGCACAGGAAGATGATACCTTCACAGCTGAACGCGAGTAGTGTCTACACTGGTAGCCTCAAAATAAAACAAATAACTTGAACCGTCGGCCCTTAATCGTGGTACTTATATACAGTACCGAAAACGACAGACGAAGGGAATCCACCATGACAAAGTTTTATGTACTCTGGACCTATAGCGCGAACTATTCGAAGATCATAACCGTTACTGCAGACACAGCTGAACAAGCTTGTACTGAGGCTACCGGCTATTACTCCAGTGATTTCCAGGCTAAGGCAACGGTTTACGTTTTCGATCACCCACCCACATTCATCAAAACCAAAGGAAGGTCGGCATAGGCAGGGATACGAAACCTAGAACAGAAAGGTAGATAGAAGCCATGACTGACAAAATTCAAGCGCGCTGGGTTATCGTCGCCAGCAATGGCAGGTTCGAGGTAAGCAAGGCGCAAGGTCGTAAGATTCTCAAGTCTGACCGGCGCAATAGCTTCGCTTGGAAAGGGCTTGTCTGTGAGATCCTGTTGTGGTCTGCAGATCCGTTTATCACCGATGACATCAAAGGACGTGTGTCATGATCACAAACGATATGCACCTGCAGGCAATTGATTCCGCTCTTGCCACGCTATCCCCTCCCATGCGCCGCATTGCTGTATTTGGCACAGAGCAAGGATGGATCGTTACCGTTAAGATCAATTGTGGTTGCTGCGCTTGCGTCGGGGAATACTTCCGTGTGTGGGCAACCGATGCCCCTATCTGCAACACTCCAGATCGTTCAATGTACGCAACGACAAAGGATTAAGTACCATGAGAATCAAACTGAAAAAGAACCCTCCGGGAATTACTGGCTTGCCTACTGTCGCCGCTAACCTTTCCGCGAACGCTGATAGCTCTGTGGCATGGGTCAAGCTTGATCTGTGGGTTAAGCATCCTTCGGGCGATGTTACCGACGTCAAGCTTGTGGGGCTTAGCCTCTCACCAAGCGAAGCGCGTAAGCTTGCCGCTGATATGTTCGAGTCTGCAGATACAGCCGATCGTTTACTTTCAGAACAGGAAGGCTAGAA